CAAGGCGGCGTCCTCCGGCTCCTACAGCACGGCAGCCTCCTCCGGCGACTCCAGCAAGGCAGCGTCCTCCGGCTCCTACAGCACGGCAGCCTCCTCCGGCGACTACAGCACGGCGGCGTCCTCCGGCGACTCCAGCAAGGCGGCGTCCTCCGGCACCTCCAGCACGGCGGCGTCCTCCGGCGACTCCAGCAAGGCGGCGTCCTCCGGCGACTCCAGCAAGGCGGCGTCCTCCGGCCACTCCAGCACGGCGGCGTCCTCCGGCCACTCCAGCAAGGCGGCGTCCTCCGGCAACTACAGCAAGGCGGCGTCCTCCGGCGACTCCAGCACGGCGGCGTCCTCCGGCCACTCCAGCACGGCGGCGTCCTCCGGCCACTCCAGCAAGGCGGCGTCCTCCGGCACCTCCAGCAAGGCGGCGTCCTCCGGCAACTCCAGCACGGCGGAAGCAAAAGGCAAGGACACCATTGCTATGGCGGCCGGTCGCAACTGTGTAGTCCTGGCTGGCGAGAACGGATGCTTTGCCGCGTCCTACTACGACGAGAAAGCGAAGCGTAACCGTATCCTCGTTGCCCACGTCGGGGAGGACGGGATCAATGCTGACACATACTACGCAATTCAGATCGCGGCAGACGGAACGGCAGAATGGCAAGAGGTAAAGTAATGTTCCTCCGCAAGATCAACATCCAAAACGTCCCCATCTACTGAAAGGAAAATCATGAAGCTTGTATGTGTAACCCGTCGTACCGCCCTCAATTTCGCCGTGTGGGTCGTTGTCGCTATTGCCCTTGTCTACGACCGCAACGTCTCATCCCTGGAACTCGTCGGCATAGTTGCTTCTCTGCCGCTTGTCTGCAAGATTTCATGGTCCCTTTACGACTGGGCGCGAGAGGAGTTCCGCTCCAATCGCTACGACCACAACACCGCATTGGCCTATCTCGATAAGGCGTCCGAGCGCGAACGCGCGAAGTGGGAAGCGGAATACTAAATCAACTGAGATTAGGAGAACCGCAAAATGGCCGTATCATTTGACGTAGAAGGCACCCGAACGAGCGAATATCTATTCTTGCCGGAGCACATCGAAGTTCCATCCGAGCTGAACGGCAGGCACGAACTCCCACCCATCTACGACCTCGTAGAGAGCATCTTGGTACACGGACAACTCCAGCCCATTACCATCCGCAAAGCGGCTGGGAGGCCCATACTGGTCGCGGGCTTCAGTCGCTGGCGGGCAGTCACTCACATCAACAAGAACCAGATGGCCCCGAAGTCGCTCGCGCTCCGCTGCTCCTACACTCAACTGACGGAGAAGCAAGCGTTTCTTGCCAACATCGAGGAAAATCGCGTGCGCAACGCGACTACCCCGATGGATGACGCTTACAACATCCAAAGGCTCATCAACGTGTACCAGATGACCGAGGCGGAAGCGGCAGAAGCTTACCGCACCTCGCCATCCTGGATTCATGGTCGCCTTGCCTTGCTCCAATTGAGCCCCGAGGCTGAAACGGCTGTACGTTCGGGTCGCGCTCCCCTTTCAGCGGCGAAGGAGATTGCGAAGCTGTCGAAGGAGTCGCAAAAGAAGGTGCTGGCCAAGCCGGGAAAGATCACGAAAGCGGACGTTAGGCGCGAGGCTCCACCTGCGGTAGTTGCGGCGAAGCCCAGTCTCAAGTCTGCGCTTTTGGTTCTTCTGGCCGAGTGCGATCACCAGCCCGATGTGATGGTATACGAGATCCACAAGGACACCATCCGCGCCGTGCGTGAAGCGGTGGGTGCGTGATGACAGTGAAAGACTTGAAGCGATATTTGGAAAATGCCCCGGATGATTCGTTAGTCATTTGCTTCGATGATTCAGTCATCCCAAATACAACCATCAAACCTCAAGTGATTTGGTGGAGCGACGACCGGCAAACAACCTACTTGGGGATGCTATGAACGCTTGCCGAAACTGCGATACGCCAGTAGCTCCTTCAGTCCTGAAGCGCACCAAAGGATTCTGCCAGGACTGCGAACTGCTAACCGTGGATGAGGCTTGGAGACTTCTACGGGTGAGCCGCCGCACGTATTACCGTCTGGTGACTGCCGGGAAGATCCATCCCCGGCAGATCAGTCCGGGTCGAGTTCTGGTTCCGAGAATCGAGGTGGAAACCATTCTTTCTGGGGTTATTTCGTAGCGTCCCAGACAAACCCTTTGATTATCTTCGGAGTATCTGGTGTTTTTACAAGCCAAGCAATCAAAATCGCCAGATACTTTCCATTCACCTGATCGCCTCGCTCTAGGGCGCGGTAGGTGTTGACAGTCAGGCCAAGTTTTGCAGCGGCGGCAACGGTAGACAATTCTTCGTAATGCCGCCATCCCCTGAGAAGTTCCGCGATATTCATGCAAATATCTTAGCATTATTTACTTGAACGCGGAATCACCACATGATACGATCACCCAAGACTCACCAAAAGCGCTAGGAGGCGCTAATCACATGCCGAAAGCACACGAAATCGCAACCGAACTCCGCAAGCTTGCCGATGCGCTCGACGCACAGCCGGAAGTGGAGCTGAATAGACCATTTGTTTCATGGCACCACTATGTAGCGAACGAGAAGGATATGTTTACCGCCCTAGCGAAATTGATGCCTCGTCCCATCAAGAAGAGCATCACTGGCGAAGGTGGCAGTATGCCGCGTATCGATCTCACGTATCAGACCTCGGCGATCACGATCTACACGCAAATACCTCAGTCGGCTACCTGCGAACTGGTCGAGCCTGCCAAGCCCGCCGTCTACAGGTGCGACCCCATTCTCTCGCAGCTTGAGGAGTCCGAACTGGAGGCTTCCAATGGCTAAGTGGACGGTTGAGATATGGGATCTCATGGATGGTGCCTCCTTGATGTGCGATGGGATTCCTATCGCCGGAATAACTCCGGGAATAGATGGCGACGCAGGGAAGCGAGCCAACGAGATCGCCCGCAAGCTGAATGCGTTCGATGAGGTGGAGCAGGTTATCAGGGGTATTACCGGAGCCATCGCAATGGCTCAAGGCGCACTGGACATTCAGGACTACAGTTCCGTACGCGGCCTGCTTTCTGCAATGGACATCCGCGCCGATGCGGTACTCGCCAACGCGGAGGCCGCCAATGTCTAACGAACTTGCAGTGATGGAAGTAAACCCCTTGTCCATTCTCCAGTCGGCAGTGGACAAGGGGGCAAGCATCGAGCAGATAGCTGCACTGGTCGGCCTAGCAGAGAAGTGGGAAGATATGGAGGACAGGAGGATATATCGCGATGACAAGCGTTTATTCCGCGAAGCAATGGCGAAGTTCAAGCTCGATCCACCGAAGATCGAAAAGAACAAGCAGGTTAAGTTCGGGACGACCGAATACAGCCATTCCGAATTGCACGTTGTGTGCGATGCGATTGTGGCTCGGCTAGCTAGCTTCGGCATCACGCACCGTTGGGTTCCCAAACAGGAGGGCGGCCTAATCACTGTAACGTGCATCCTCAGCTTGGGAACATACAGCGAAGAGACTCCGCTTTCGTCCGGCCCCGATACTTCGGGTGGGAAGAACGCCATCCAAGCCATCGCTTCTGCCGTCTCCTATCTGGAGCGGTACACGCTTCTAGGAGCCACCGGAACGGCAACGGGGATCAAAGACGACGATGGGAAGGGTTCTGAGCTTCCTGATGCCGTCCAGATGCTCGTGGCAGACATTCTCGCTGCGGGCGACCTTGCCGACCTCCAGACCGTCTACTCTGGCGCGATGAAGACGACGAAGAAGACGAAGGACGACCAACCCAAGCAGAAGGCTTATATCGACGCCTACAACAAGCGCAAGGCCGAACTGTCGGCAGAAAAGGAAAAGTAATGGCTATCGAGAACACTCTCGCGCTGTCACGCATTGAAGCACTCGCCCCCGCCGACCTCTTCACGAACGAGGTCATCACACCAATTCTTGAATACATCCGTGACTTGGCCAACGAGCAGGCTGCCGGACTGGATATCTCGACCCCCGGAAATCGGTCGGATCTAGCCTCTGTCGCCCACGCGGTGGCTCGCTCCAAGACCTACATTGACGGTCGCCGCAAGGACTTGGTTTCTGGCGAAAAGAAACGTCTTGCCGCCATCGACGCGGTAGGCAAAACTAGCTGGGACTTCTTGGAGTCTCTCCAGAAAGAAATCAGGAAGCCCCTCACGGACTGGGAGAACGCGGAGAAGGATCGCGTCGCTAAGCACGAAGCCAACCTAAAGGAGATTTCCGACTGTGGAAACTCTGCGATGCAGACGTGGCCCAACTACTCCGCTGAGGCCATTCGCGACCGCATGAATGAAATCGCGGACGATGGCCTGGATTGGCAGGAGTTTTCCACGAAAGCAGCAGGCGTGAAGGCTCTAGCCCTGAAGCAGATGGGAGAGGCTCTGGCAAAGCGCGAGCAGCACGAGAAGGAGCAAGCTGAACTCGCTACCCTTCGAGCGGAGAACGCAGCACGGGAACAGCGCGAGCGTGAAGAGCGTATCGCCCGCGAGGCAACCGAGAAGGCGGAGCGTGATTCTCGCTACCGTGAAGCGAAGGCAAAGGCAGATGCGGAAGCAGCCGAGGCACGCGCTGTGAAGGCCGAGCAGGACGTCAAGGATGCAGCGGAGCGGGCCGAGCAGGAGAAGGTCGCAGCGGTAGAGGCTGAACGTAAACGGGTCGCGGATGCCGAAGCTGCCGAGGCGGCGGAGCAGAGAAGGCGGGAAAAGGACAAGGAGCACAAAACGAAGATCAACAATGAGGCTCTTACTGCTCTCTCTGCACTTGGCCTGTCTGCGGATCACGCAAAGAAGGTGGTTACCGCCATCGCCCAGGGAAAGATCCCGAACGTCAAGGTGGTGTACTGATGGACAGGTCGGGATATGTGTACGCAGCACTTCGTGCGGTTCCAAACCGCTACGACCTTTGCCGGAAAGCAGCCAAGGGTACGCGCGGAATCCACACTCGGGATTTTGGTATCAACCAAACCATGAACAAGGCACTTGTGCTGATTGCGAAAGGAGCGAAATGAGAATTCATGTGCTCATCAAGGATTACGGAGGAGAAGGATTCACAGTGCATGGAGCGACGACATCAGGGGATGTCGCGCAGGCTTGGGAGTCCGCGGAATCTTCCTGTAAGCGTATCGAACTCGATACCGAAGCATCAATTGACGCGTCTGGCATATCGTTTGCGGAGAAACTATGAGAATCGTCGAATGCATTCAGGGAACAGATGAGTGGAAACAGGCGAGATGCGGCCGTATAACCGCGTCACGCATCGCCGACGTGCTGTCGTACCTAAAGAAGGGGGGCGAGAGCGCAGCGCGACGGGATTACCGCGTCGAGCTGATGGCCGAGCGCCTTACCGGGAAGTGGGAAGAGAAGTTCGTGACTCCGGAGATGCGGTGGGGTACCGATCAGGAGAAGTATGCTCGCGCCGCTTACACGGTCGAGACAGGGCGTTTCTTGGACGAGGTAGGGTTCGTCCTCCATCCCAAGTTCGACTTCGCTGGATGCTCTCCTGACGGGCTCTGGGAGGGTGGCGGCATCCAGATCAAATGCCCCAAAACGACGACGCACATCGGCTACATGCTCGCCGGTGTCGTGCCCGAGGATTACGTTCCCCAGATGCTGTGGGAGATGCGTTGCTCGGATCGTCAATGGCTGGACTTCGTGAGCTTCGACCCCCGGATGCCCGAAGACCTCCAACTCTTCATCGTTCGCCTGGAACGGGATGACGCGAAGATCTCCGAGATGGAGGCCGAGGTTATACGGTTTGAAGCTGAGATCAACTTCCAGATTGAGAGCCTGAAAGAGCTATGCACGAGGCAACTGTCTTCCGTGAGCTGATCACCCAGTGCGGCACGCTTGAATCGTTCAATCGGTTCATCGTCCCGCTCATGAAGAGCGAAACTCCCGAGTTGCGCCACATCGCCGCAGAAGAGGCGAAGCGGCGTGGATACAAGGGCAATAAAGAACGCGGCATCTATGAATGAGCTAGGAGGTTCGCAATGTCTTGGAAATGCGTAAACCCGAACTGCTTTTACGGAGAACCAGGAGATCCACCAGAGTACGAGTCGACTTCCCCGGTCGAGTGCTCAAAGTGCCGTGAGACGTATGACGCGGAAGACGATGGATGCTGTCCCTTCTGCGATACCGGGACTCTGTGCGATACGGAAGGATGCGATAAATTCCAGCATCCCGAATCAGAGAATGGATATTGCCACACTCACGAACTGGATGGACTGCGTGCTGAACTGAAGCGTCTGTGGTTCGTGAATCCGCCCAACCCAGTCGAGACGGCAGAGGCAGAGATTCAGGTTCGCAGATGGGAGAGAATGCGGTGAACTTCACTCCCATTCCTGTACCCAAAGCGAAGAACCTTGATTTCATCTCGTGGACAGATGGCTACATGATGGTGAGGTTCAAGGGAAGGGCGGAGAGATACATCTACGGTCCATCCATACCGGAAGACGAGAAGGACAAGATCCTACGCGTCCCCTATCCAGACCGGCAGTTCAAGCTCGGCATACAGAATAAGTACCGCTGCCACAAAGTAGGAGATAAGCGATGACATTGGCTTTGAGGCCGTACCAGATTGACGCCCTAGAACGATCCAAAGAGGCGTACGACAGAGGCATCAACCGGCAGCTGGCAGTGCTCGCAACCGGACTAGGTAAGACTGCTATCGCGTCGTCGCTGAAGAAGCATCATGGACTTTCTGGGCGCGTGATGATGCTCACCCACATGGACCAACTGGCACAGCAGTCTGCAAAGGCGATGGCAGCGTGGAATCCTGGAGCATTCGTCGGAGTGGAAATGGCCGGCCAGTATGCGGGACCGATGGACGACTTCGTTGTCGCATCCGTTCCTACGCTCGGGAGAAAGGGAAGCGAACGCATCAAGCGCTTCGCCCGCGACGAGTTCCAAGCCATCATCCAAGATGAAGCGCACATCGGCATGGCTGACTCGTTCAAGCGCGTATACGATCACTTCGGCCTGATGGAGCCCAACCCGCAAGGGCCACTCTTCCTTGGGATCACAGCGACTCCCAACCGGAATGACGGCCAGGGACTCAAGGCTCTTTTCGACATGATCGTGTTCGACATGGGCATCCGTGATGGCATCGCGTCCGGCTACCTGTGCGACATCCGAGCGGTCCGCATCTCAGGACAGGCCGACCTCAGCGGCGTATCCGTGCGCGGTGGAGAGTTCGCGGAGGGCGAGCTTGCTTCTGCCGTAAACTCCCCGCAGCGCAATGCCATCGTCGTCAAGGAGTGGGCAAAGCAGGCGTGGGAACGCAGGACGATCTGCTTCACCGCCAACGTACAGCACGCTCTCGACCTCGCCGAAGCATTCAAGGTCCACGGTATCGAGGCGAAGGCAGTATGGGGAGATGATCCTGAGCGACAGCACAAGATTGATAGCCACAAAGGGGGGCAGTATCCCGTCATCTGCTGCGCCCAGTTGCTCGGGATTGGATACGATGACCCCCAAGTGTCGTGCATCGTGCTGGCGGCCCCTCGCAAGTCGTTCGTGCGGTATGCGCAGGAGGTTGGACGCGGAACACGGATAGCAGAAAACAAGCCAGACCTACTCGTGATGGACGTGTGTGACAGCGCCAGCAAACACGACCTATGCACGGTATCTTCGCTGCTCGGACTTCCGAAGGACTTGGATCTAAAGGGGGAGAAATTCACGAAGGCCCGCGAGCAACTGGAGCGCGTGGCCGCTGAGTTCCCGACAGCCAACATCCAAGACCTGAAAAATCTTGACGAACTGGCTACTCTCGCGGAGAAGATTGAGTTGTTCAAGGTATCCTATCCGCCCGAGGTCGCACGTCTCACCGAACTGGCCTGGACGAAGCAGGGAGACGCCTACGCGATCAACGTGAACCGGGAACGTCTCACGCTATCTGCGGATCTTCTTGGAGAATGGCGGGTACATGGATCCCTGAATGGGAACCCCATAGATATCCAGACGCAGAACCTTGCTGGATGCTTCAACGCTGCTGATCGGGCTATATTGGAGAACGGAGGCGTCAAAGGATTGCTGGCGAGAGAATCCCGTTGGCGCAACGACGGCCCCAGCGACAAACAGTTGGCGCTGTGTAAGAAGCTGAATCTTCCCATCCCGGCTGGGGCCACGAGGGGCATGGTGAGCGCGGCATTGGATTCCCACTTCGCGCAGAGGAGAGCATGATGAAGCGAGACGCTGCTGGACGCTTCGCAGTGGAGGCAGGTCAATATCTTGACGACAAGGGATACTGGCGATACTCGGCTGGCCCCAACAGAGGAAAGCGCGTCCATCGGGTGTTGATGGCGGAGCATGTGGGACGGCAGCTTCGGAAGGACGAGGTAGTACATCATCGGGATGGGAATAAGCAAAATAATCGCGAGCACGCGGACGGCAAGTGGAATCTTGATCTGATGGGCGAAGCGCAGCACAACGCAGTGAGTTCCAAGCAGTATTGGTACCTTCGTAAGTTCGTCTGGCCGCAAGAAAAACAGGCATGGGAATCATACTTCGGAGAGGCGCATGACGGCGTTGCAAGTGGCGCAGCACTTCAGTGCTAAAAAGACGGGAAGGGGAAAGTGGATAGCTCGCTGCACCGCACATCCAGACCGCCATGCTTCTATGACAATTCAAGAGGGAAAGACAGGGGTTTTGCTGCGGTGCTGGAGTAATGGGTGCAGCATTCGGGAAATCGTGGAATCTGCCGGACTGACGATGGCCAACCTGTTCTATGCTGACACTCGGAAACTCGATCCGAAGGCGCAAGCGGAGATGGAGCGTAAGCGACGCAAGGAGGACCAGGCAGCAAAGGAAGTATTTCGTCGAGTTCAGTATTGGCGGGAAGAAGTCCGGATGTGGGAGTCTGTCGCTGGCCTCTTGTTCTCCCACATGATGCAGGGCAGCGATGAAGCGGCAGAGCACTGGCATCGGTCTTTAGACATCGCACGCTCCCGCAATACACGCCTTCGGGAGTGGTGGCCACAATGCCCTGAAGTATCGGTTTACCGGATGAAGAAAGTCCCGAAGTGTGTCACGGCACGGTTTGTAGGGGAAGAGATTGCGAGGATAATAGGGATATGAATGACTACATTTCATTGGCAGATGAAGTAGCAGAATCTACCATCTACACTCGTATGCGATCGCTCGATGAGACGGCACGACTTGGGTACGCTGAGATTGGCCTCATGTGTGTTTCCGTCCAGAATCGATTGCTCTGGAGAACGCGAATCGACCCCGACACCGGATTCCCATGTAGGAGCTTTTCGAGATGGCTTCGGATCGCCGCTCCCTTCTCCTACAGCACGGCATACAGCGCACTCCGCGACGTGGAGGAGCTTGCAGACATTCCAGCTTCGGAACTCGCCCAGATCCCACAATCCAATATCTTCACGATGAAGCAGCTTTCAACTGCTGTACGAGCAGAGCCTGCCGTCCTGCAAGCTGCGAAGACTCAACGCAGCGAAGACTTCGTTGAGCACATCCGCAAGACTCACCCAGGGCAGGCGCTTGAAGAGAAAAAGACGTTCCGCTTCAACCCTCCCCAGTCGGCTGCTGAAGTGATCGAGCGGGCTCTGAAGATGGCTGAGGGGCATGGAGCTGCGAACAGGAACGATGCTCTTGAGCTTATGGCGGTGACCTGCATGGAGCAGTGGCGATTGGAGGCAGAAGTTGAAGACTCGCTACGGGCGGAGGATCATCGTGGATAAGATTCCGCAGCCCCTCAGTGAGGGCGAAGAAATGTTTGCCATGCATTGCGCTATATATGCTATTCCGGTAGAGCGTGAATTTATGTTTCACGCTACTAGGAAGTGGCGTCTCGACTTTGCAATCCCAGAAAAGAAGATTGGAATTGAAATAGAAGGAGGAACCTGGAATGGAGGTCGTCACACACGCCCCAAAGGTTACGAAAATGATGCGAGAAAATATAATGCCTGCTCTCTATTGGGGTGGAGGCTGTTCCGGTTTACGAAGGATATGGTAGTGACTGGAGAGGCCATAGACTCCATCCGTGAGGCACTAGCATGATCCGATCTGGTGTAGAAGGAAAGATGGGACGCATTCGATTGACGGGAGAAGAACTCACCGCACTTCGCCGGCAAGTCTTCGAGCGTGACGGCTACAAGTGCGTCATCTGCGGAATGAAGGTGACGTGGGAAAGCGGAGATCTGATGCACATCCAGAGCCGGGGCCGTGGAGGCAGCGACACCCCGGAAAACACTGAATGTGGATGCAAGTGGTGTCACAACGATGATCACCGACCGAAATCCATTCGGTGCAAGGTATGAAGCGAGAGCAAGGGAAGTTGTGTCTCATTCGTGAGGCGTGGATGATGCGGTTCGATCTGTCATACGCAAAACCCGCGAATGAACTCACGTCCGCTGTGATGTGGCAGTTGTGCTTATGCAAGGACGATTCAGCTAGACGGTTGATTCTCGGGATATCTGCTTGAATCCGTGCGCTTCCGGAAGTGGAACTCCATCCCCGTGGCATACGCCTCCAAAGATGCAGGGCGTAAAGCCGTAGCAGCCCGCTAGGCGCATCGGAGGGTGTTCGCCTAGCCTTTCCCCCCACCGCTCCATATCGAGAGCGTGGCGCTGCATCTCCCGCACGTAGGCGTCACGTCTCTTCGGCACTCCCACCTGCTCGGTACTCACCAGATCGGCCATGCACCCATCCTTCCCCATGCGAGTCAGCCATTCGGCCGTAGCGAATCCAGCATCTTCCCGCCAGATGGGCTTCCATGTTGCACCGAAGTCCTCATGCGATGTCGTGCGCTTGAATCGATACTGCCGACTCTTGGGGTGCTGATAACAGCGCGTCCACGGCGATATGCGGCGCTTGTCGTGAGATGAACCGATGGTCACTGCTGTCATCAGGATTGGCGTCTTCAGGGCGCACGCTTCGCCGATGGTTCGCCAGGACACCCTCTCCTGCGCCTTCCGGTCATCACTCCAGCGGTCAACGAGAACGATGCGTCGAATTGCCCCGTCAACCTCGTAGCAGGCAGAGCGCCACGTATGCCGACCCTGTGCCTGGTTCCCGACTTCCACGTCATCGACGATCTTCCAGGGATCTTTCGATATGGAGCGCAGAGCGAGCGACACGATTCCCGCAAGCTTCGAGTAATGCATAGCGCAGGCGTAAACGTCCCTACCGGAGATGTCGAGTCCGGGATTCGACGCCAGAGTCATGAACTCGTTCTCTGCTGCCGTCTCGGGTTCCCGATCAGTGCGCAGTCCCGCATCTACTGCGCGGTAGAGTCCTCCCATGAGGGAGATGCGGGGCATCCCATAGCGAGTCGTCCACATCGCCCGGCGCGGACACAATTCCCAAATAGACAGCTTTTCTGCTGAAAGTATCACTGTGGATTCAGCCCTTGGCTCCAGGCATCCGAAGGATTCATGCGGGGCGCAGGAAGTCCAGCATTGCCAGCAATACCGAGCAGTGCTGGACTCACCTTGATACCCTGAGATTGCGCCTGTCGAATTATATTCGGAAAGCTCCCACGAAGGTCCGGCGGTATCTGCGCGATGTCCCGTTCCGTAGCTTGCGTGAGAAAGTTCAGCACCGTAGGCTTCTCGATTAGAGATTGCATCATGGCGCGACCAGCACCGAAAGCCGCCCTCGATCCAACGTCGATAGCGAGTCCTGCTGGATTCCCCCGCATTACGTTTCTGATCGCATCAATAGCGACCACGGTATTCGCTGCGTTGCCGCCACCTATGCGCTTGGCTAGGGCATTCTGCTTTGCTATCCGAACGTCTTCCGCGCTGATCGTTCTCGGCGTGGCTACATGCTCAACCGGGCGATTGGGGGGAGCGATTCGCTCCACAGGGGATACCGCCTTCGGCGCTGGCCCAGCAGGACGATTTGCGGGAACGTTCGGGCTCGCTTCCATGCGCTGCCGAGTCAACTCACGTTCTGATACCGGATTGGGCATTGCTTCAACACCACGCTCGATGTTTTGGACATGCGCGAATTGGCCTGGGATGGACGGATCGAACGACCCAAGGAGGCGAATCTGGTTTTGCAGCACATCTTCCGCTGCAATGCCCGAGGCAGATCCGCGCAGCACTCCGGTAGCAGCATCCGTGCGAGCCAAAGGCTTGCCAAACGTCTGCTTCATACGCCGCCAGTAGTTGCGAGCATCTGAGAGTTGCCCCCCCAGTCCTTCGCTGTCTGCAATGCGCTGCATGTCATCTCCTACGGCCTCCTGAAGCACGTCGTAGGCGTGATAGGTAGACCCCGGAAGCGTCCCCTTCGACAACTCCTTGCCAAGGTCGGAATAGATGAGTTGCAGATCCTTATAGGTCAGCGGCTCATTCAGCGTGCCTTCCATGCGCTTCAGGATAGGCGGTACGTTTCCAGCCTCTCCAAAAGAATGTAGTGCCTCTCCGTAAGCATTCGTGATGCCTTCCATATTGGCCGGAAGATTGTTCAAGGAGCTATTTACAGTGCTGTACTTCTCATTACCAATGCGATTGGCATTCTCCCGCGCCGTTTCCACGGAAGCACGCAATCCGCTCCATGCGTTGCTGAGTTTCTTCTGCGTGGGCTCGATGCGCTTCTGGGCAGCGGTAGCTTTCTGATGCTTCTCCTGTGCCGCAATACGCTTCGCATTGGCCTCGGCACGGTCGGCAACGAGCTTACTTTCGCTGGCCCTACGTTGGGCCGCAGCAACATCTTTTGCCTGCTGTACGAGCTGCGCATGGGTGAGTTCCCGCCCCCGAGTCTCATGAAGCGCATTCTGAGTGTCTTCGAGGTGCTTCATCGCAGCCTTATGGTTCGCATCCGCAGCCTTCGATGCCGCTTCCGCATTTGCCGCAGTCGTCTCCTCAACCATTCCCTTCGTTACGCCACGAGTGCCAGACAGCGTTTCCGAGGTAGCCCGCGTCAACCGAGGAACTGCGCCTAGTGCGCGGCCCGCAAGTTCGGGTGCTGCTACCTGAGTTCCGAGTTCTGCCGCAGCGCCAACCGACTCCGGGGATAAAGGGCGAGTTCCGCCCTGCTCTGCGTGCTGGACAGCACCGCCGATGATGGGAGCATTCTGGAGGAATACGTCTGCTGTCGCCGCATTCCGCATCAGCGCATTACGAATTCCAGACCCCGCTGGATAGGCATTTTGGAGTTCCTTGTCCTCTGCTTGGGTGGCCCGCTGTGCTGCTGCAAGCTGATCGGCTAGGCCGGTAGCCGTCTGAATAGGATGGCGTAGCGTCTGGTACGTTCCCTGCGCGAGCCCGCTCAGGCCGCGCCCGATTCCCGAGGCTGCCTCGCTTGCGTAGTTTCCGGGAGTGCGAGCGAGAGGCGCAGGGCCGCGCGAAGGTTCCGCTTGCTGAGTCTGCCCCGCATCTACCGTCGTCCAATCCTCGGGCTGTACCGTCTGCCAATCGCTTACTTGGGCGGCTGTCCTGGGAGCCATGTCCGACCTCCATCCGTCGAGTAGCGGTATTGGTTTGTGCTGGCAGAGTGCTGCACGATAGGCTTCTGGCCACCCTTCGGTGCCGGTGGCGCTCCCGATCCATTGAATGCGGGCTGTCCGCTCATTCCCTGTCTATACTGCTGCTGTAGGGCATCCAGGCGCGATTGCATCTGGCCGTCAATCTCCTGAAGGACTCCCGCGAACTGCTGGGGCGAATTCGCGCGATTGATCATCTCCTCGATGGTGTTCACCTCAGATACCGTCGCGCCCCGTCCGGTGAGCGTACGGGCAAGTTCGCTGGCAACCGCATTCTTCATCGCGTCGAAGTTGAGAGGAGCCGCTTCTCCTGTTGCCGCAGCCCAACGCTGAGACATATCGTTGAATATGCGGGTGTTGCCATTCTGAAGCGCGTTTGCCGCCTGAGTCAACATGCTGAGATGCCCGCGAAGCGTGTTGATCGAGGTGATGTTCTGGGCCGGAGCACCGTGAGTGAACGCTGCCTGAACTGCCGCACGGGTCTTGAATCCAATGGACTGCGGAGATGCCGCGCCGGACCTTTCAGCCTGAGCAGCAGTTTCGTATCCAACCTCCCCAGTATCGGGGTTGGTGATGACCTGAAGAGGACGGCTGGCGTTGAATGCCGCGCCGCGAGCTCCGGCCTGTTGAACCTTGATCGACTGGAGCTTATCGTAGGCCGTGAGATACGATGTCTCCTGCGGAGTAAGCGGCTGGCCAGATGCCTTCTTCTGCTGGATCGTCACGTATCTTTGATCGGGATTCGTCGGTGCGGCCGGAGTCCAGCCTTCCGGCATAGCTTGAGTTGCTACGGTCCCATCGGGATTCTGCACTGGGCGAACATAGCGGCCCGTTGCCTGATCTAGGAATGGCTGCCCCGCCGCCCCAGTGATATTGCGTGAAGCAGTGAGAATGCCAGCCTGCTTACGCGCGTAGTCTTCGAGCGCAGTCTGCTGTTGATCCTTCGGGACGTACTGCTTGATGAGATCGATAGCGGCTTGGCGTGAGGCTTGCGTGGCTCGCTCGGTCTGCTGATTCTGGATATCTCCCTGCTGCGTGAACTGCTGAAGCCTCGCAGTCGCTTGCTCTTGCTGCAACTGCTGCGGGGTCTTGGCCTGCGCCTCGATATTTGCCAAGTTGCGTCGAGGGCTGGGCTGTGCGGCAAGGTTTGCGTCTGCTACCTGCTGCTGCGCATTGGCTTGCTTCTTGAGTCCGACAGCACGCTCCAATCCTCGACCGATGCGGCCAAGGCGGGATTCTGCGGGTTCGTGCGCGTAGAGGTCGTGTACCCCCTGACCGTACTGGGCTGGGTTGATCGCTCCCGAGGCAACTTGATTCGAGAGCAATGCTTCCTGCGCCTGACGCTGCTCGTCCGCAAGCTGGTTTTTGCGTGCATCATGGCTAGCACGCCACTCTGCTGCTCCCTCAGTGCTCATAGTCCAATTGCTCCCTCTCCAGCATTCTCAGCAGTCTGTATGGCATCGGAAGTGCTCTTGCCGAGGATGCTATTCTGCCAATTCTGCATACGCTGCTGGCTGGCCTGGTCCTGCGCTTCTGTGGCATTCAGCCCAATACCCTGCTCCGTAGTTCCGAGACTTCCAAGGCTTCCCGCCGCACCACTCTGCAATCCGCCTTCGGCCGAGATGATATCCCCTCGATTCGCCGCATCCGCAGATGCGTTTGCGGCCGCCGTTCCGCCGCTTCGGTTCCCGAAGTTTGCCGTCTGGTTACGCTGATTCTGCGTCTGCTGCTGTAGGGTCGAAATCTGGGGAGCAAGGGACTCCGCCATCTGCGTCGGATTTCCCGAGAGGATGTCCTGGTAGTATTTCGACGCAGCCGTGGTGTCCGTCTGGCCCTGACCTGTGGCGAAACCAGCATCCGCGCCAAGATTCTGAATATTGTTGTTCAATGTCGGATTGGAACCGCCGAACAAGGAGCCGAAAAAGCCGCCCATAAGTCACCCCGCGTTCATTATACTTTACGGCAAATAATAGGGTATCTTCACCAAGGTTCCGTTGATTGAGATTTCTAGGTATCCTTGCGGTGTAGCGGGAAGTGCTGAACCTGACCCCGCCGCTGCCGTTGATGCCGTCATCGCTGCGGTTAGCTCCAGATTTGCCACGGAGACTAATCCTGACCCGTACAGAGTCAGCCCAGTAGAGCCGTAAACCCCTAATACGGCGTAATTCGATACTGATCCAGATCCGCCCGCATTAACGAATGCCAAAATCAGGCTGTTATATGTCGAAAGAGAAACGGTTCCGATAGTAATACCAGTTCCCTGGCCAACAGACAGAGAGGGTTGCAGGAATTCCCCTATGTTCAAATTCTGCGCCGTGCCTGGATTATTCGCGTAAAAATTGCCTGTCGTCTCAACGGTTCCCGAAAGTGTCGGAGATGCAGCCAATACTACCTGCCCCGTTCCCGTTACACCATTAGACAAATTGGAGGCAGAAGGCTGAGAAAGCAGCGGGACTCCCGCAGTCGATATCGCGTAGATCCATTGATTTGTTACCGGTCCAGCGGATTCTACCCCTCCGATTGTGGTTGCGGTGGGGAATGGGATTTGGGATGCGGTAAGCGTTCCCGAGATGTCCGTAAATGCTGGCTGAGATTGCCCGAATACTCCCGTCGTAGCACTGAAGGAGTTCAGCCATTCATGCGCCACTGCGGGAGTATTCTGCGGAAGTGCCCCCGGAGCTTCAACGTAGTAGTTTGTGCCGTCGTATGCGATGGTGATCGCATTGCTGGCATGTAGTTGAAATGATGCTGCTCCATTGATCAATCCATCTACCGGGGTAATCGTCATCGTCCCTGTTCCGGAGTTGATCATGCTCGTGAACCAAGGGAGCGCTACCGCAGGAGAGGTAGATAATCCAGAAAGGCTCACCGCAATGGGAGAGGCATCATTGAAGAGAATAAACGCTCCATAATCGGATTGAAGAGTGGTGTAGGAGGTTACTCCAGTTTGATTGTTTACTTTTCCAATAACCGTCGATGCCGCAATGACCACTTCCGAGAACGAAGCTACATTCCCTGTCGTCGTTGCTGCTGCACTGCTCGCCGCGGTGGTGCCGACCTTCGTGTTGAGCGCAGAGACCGCTTGATTCAAGTCTTGGAGTCCCTGGAAGGCTGCCCGGTGGGCGTTCTGTACGCCTGCTGGAAGACCGGCAATCTCGGCCTCGAAAGGATATCGAAATGTGGGAGGATTGACGGCCATTTACACCTCCGGTCCGAATCCGCCGGCAGCAGAGAACGGATTTACTGGGCGGTATGCAGCCGTGCTTCCCCAATTCTTGATCTCGATGGCGAATCCCTGCAAGAACACTTCGAAGAGGGGATCAGAAGACTGGAACTGGAACTGCATCCATTTCCACTTGCTCGGTCCAACCTTGAATGTGTACTTCGTAGGAGCGCCGCCTGTGGACGGGAGCGTGACCGCTGGAGGTCCGTAGCTCCCATTATTCACATCTGCCGGGATGAAGGACAGGCCGATTGTCGTGGCGGCGCTGTACTCCACCGTCACCTGATACATCGTCTGCCATCCCTGACCGCCGATTGCTGGCGTTACGACAGTCCCTATGGGGGTTTCTACCCCCGAGGAGGACAACATCCTCACAGAGCCATCCGTGCAGCCTACAAGCGTCCCTTGCGTGCTTAGACCCTCGTTCGCGGTGCGTGCGGTCACAGCCGGCAGGTTCACATCCCAAATCCAGCCCATCGCCGCGAAGTCGAATACGAGAGTGTGCTGATTTCCGTCGGTCCCAACGTAGTCGTAGTAGAGATAGCCGTGGATTATCGAGAACTTCTGGTCGTTCGGAAGGGCATCGTTCGGGGGATAGATCGTGATGCCGTTGCGCGTCACAGGCTGAGGAATGCTTCCTTCATGCACGAACAGCGGATAGAGATCGTCGTCCGTGATCGATTGGGAGGCGAGTCCTCCCTGCGAGATGTGGATTCCGTCGTCTACACGGAAAGCAATGATGCCACCACCCTCGATCGCCAAGCAGCGCGGGATGAACAGGCCACGACTGATGCTCGTGTCTTGCAGTGTCCATGTGCTTCCGCTCACGCCCGTCACGGTTGCCAGAGCATTGAAGAAGTTCGGCATGATGATCCATGCTCGCCTGATCGAGAACACGACGCCACGGCCGCTGCTCATCACGCCGTTTACCAGCGCCTCCGATGGGTCGGTAACGTCCATCTGGTTCGTCTGAGCCCATGAGTCGAGATTGCTCCCAAGGCACCAATAGAGCGTTCCGGGGCGCAGCGGGTCGCCGACTCCAAAGGTGAAGTTGATGTTATCGGTCGGCCCGAAGAGGTACGCGAGGGGCTGATTCGCCAAGATCGGCTCTGCGATGTTGTACGTCAGATTCGACCCGTCCGGCACGTTCGGAAGCGTGATCGTCGTAGTCGAGGTCGGTCTCGATATGAACGAGTATGAAATCTGCGTGGGATAGCCGATGCTGATCAGCGTACCCGCCAGCCAGCGGATATTGAACTGGTCCCCGCTCACCCACGTGATCACACCGCCCGACACGTTCACAGTGCCAGATTGTGGAAGGTCGATGGACGGAACAGGCTCATAGTTGTCGTACTGGAGGATCTGGTTCGACGCCAGCGCCAAGTCTGTCTGCGAATCCGTTACGGGAGTTGGCGGATTCGTGTTCGGTCCCGTGCAGGTGTAGGTGTAGTTCGCCAACCCCTCATCCTGCCGGTAGTAGTCCACCTTGTCCACTTGCGGATCGGGTGAATAGGGGAGACTGATCGTGTTCGCCGTGACAGGTATAGTCTGTGGCGTCGAGGTAGGGCCGGGATTCGAATACGCTCCCGTCAACGATGACCGATAAACGCCAGCATACGAGACATTCGTGCGGACATTGGCCGGAAGTGGTGGAACGAGGTACGGGCTCGCTCCAGGCGTCGGCGAGATGTCGAGCAGCAGGATGCGACCCGAGTTGTACCAGTAGTCGTAGTCGATCTCGATCGGATAAATCCCAGCGGCAGGGACATTGATCACCACCGTAGAAACTGCATAGGTTCCTGCCGATCCACTCGTATATGGCGACCGAGGAAGCAACGGATATCCGTTGACCACCGTGATCGTCTGGCCTGCCCCCGAAATAGCTGGGGTAGTCGCAGAACCATTGAATGTACTCGTTGCCGACACTAACGTCACACCGCCACCGATGCCGAAGATCGCGTCGTCGTGGTTCGTGAGGACGAGGGTGTAATCGCCAGCGGCAGGGAAGTACAGATTTCCGGTCAGGCAGAAATTGAAGTTAGCGTATGTCGTCTGCGTTGGGTATGTGGTGATAAGCGGAGCTGCGAATACAGGGGTTTCCCCTACAGCCACACTATCTGAGTTGAGCGTCGTCCACTCCATCGGACTGGCGCTGGTCCCTACGCCGGGGAGAGATGGCAAGCCAGCTGTGAATGTAGCGTCGAAGATGAAGGAGTTCCCAGTTGTCGTGCCATTCGCATTCGACACGGAGCGTGACGGTCCGCCGCCACTCGGATCGTCGGGATTCTTCCAGATGTAGCTTCCTACCGGCCCTGATGTTGGGGAGTCTCCGAAGTAGGAAAGACTCAACGTTCCCAAGATTGACGTTACGGTCGGGAGCGCTTCTGTCACAACCTCAACCGTGATCGAGAAATCTCCAGAGTTCGAGCTGAATGTATTTCCGGTCGAGTTGATACCGATCTGGAAAGCCTGTGCTCCCGAGGGGACTTGCAGCTTGGTCGTTGGAGTGGCAAATCCAACATCTACGACCGCTGGGATGTAGAGCGGAGCAGAACCAGCCGTGACGACGTTCCCAGACCCATCCGTGAATGCGCCAATGACCACCGAAGCGGTTGCGGGTGGAGTCGTTCCAGTCCCCTGAGCCATGACGAAGTGTCCAGGGTTGGTTGCCGACGACGGAGAAGGGCCGAGTGAACTTGGGGTCTTCGATCCACCGTTGATGGTCGCCGTGCCGGTCAAGGCTGTGATGAGCACATACGTTGCGTTGGCTACATCCACGAGAAATGGAGCAGTTCCGTCCGGGGTCGGCGAAGGGTATCCATTCGTCTCACCGTAGTTGTAGTTCGAGTTCACCCCGTTGTAGTTTGTCCAGGGGATCGCCGTCGCCAGCAGCTCGCCGGTCGTTGTTGCGGTCGTTGTCTGCGTCGATACTGTTGGGGCAACCTGCGGCTCCATGATGCCAGCCTTATACGTCAGCCCATCAGAGCGCACCTTGAGCATCCCGTTTGTTTGGAACGTCGTTGCTGCATTGTTGATTGCAAACTTCGTGTAGATCGTGACGACATCATCCTGAGCCGTATCGCCCGTATACATCCACGGCTGCACGCTGGCGTTCGGACGGAATGGGATAAGAGATATCGGATTTCCACTCAATCCTGTCGCTACAGTCGTCGCTACGGAGCCTTGGATGCTATAGAGTGTCGACCCGCCATTGGCGATGTAGGAGAACCCCGACGCTGGTCCTGCCGTCGTCGTGTCGTTCAGCCGATCAATGGTCTGGATAGCCGCCGAAACGGTGACGATTGCGCTCGTGAGCAGATTGCGGAGCTTGAACCCGCCGCCGATGTATGCCCGCACGTTCGCAGCGATACTCGCTCTCCCAGGAGGGATGCGGTTTACGGGGTGATGCACGTCCATTCCCCCAAAATCTCCGGGACGCTTTGCCATTTTCTATCCGAAAAATCCGCAACCGAAGCAAGTCTGGCCGCTCGTAGGAGTGTCCAGAACGAAGCTCTCGGGAAGAATGCCGGATGCCAGCAACACGCCAAACGGGAAGTTGAGAGTCGTCCCCGGCAGGAGCGCCGCCATGATCACTTCGGGGTTCGAAGCGTAAGTCTTACCGCTCGGCAGAAGGTAGAGGATATCCGTGTTGCTCGTGGGTGCAGTCAACTGGATTCCTCGCAGCGCGCGGCCAGCAACCTGCGTGGTCCCATCGCCAGCTAGGGGTCCGCAGTTCGCGGATAACCGTACTGGCGTTCCAGCCGTGGCCACTGTCAATTTTCCCAATGGCATGATTTGGCGATAATAGGTTGACATCAGATGAACCCCTTTTCCGCTAGATAGCGCTCGCAAAATTCATGCTGCTGGAGCACTCCCGACCCGATAGTCCCAATATTCGTCCCCGATCCCGATGGATTATGCGAAGGAGCGGGAGGGTGAGCGAACGACCAAATATGCTGCGGAATTCTTCGGCAGACCGAAGGCCCAAGGAGCCGAAAAACTCTTCGGGAATAGCTTCTCCAGAACGAGTCATAGATAGCCATCCCTTGACGTGAAACTCTCGCGAAGTCTTTCCCTTTTTCAAGCAGTCGTACAAATAGGGTTGGTTGCATTCGTATTCTCCTCCATGCGTTTCCTGCATGAACATTGCCTCTACAGCATCAAGATCCCCTGGAGCAGAGTCAGGAAGCGAACGATCCAAACGGAACATATTATGGATTCCACTATCCTGACTTGGCAACCACTGCATATAGTTTTTGCAGCGAAGGATATACGATTGCTTCAAGCGTGGTTTTTTCATTCGTTATCCATTTCCAGGTACTTCAAAACGAGGTTGCTGCGACTCTATCTTCGGTGATGGTGGGCGCAATGTTGTCGGGAAGATTCCCGAAGCTCTGATGCGCGAGTTGTACCGCTCCACCGTCCCGAGGAAGGACTGATGCAACTCCATCGTAGCAGCGAACTCAGTTCCTCCAAGCTTGAATGCAGCGATATGCTGGGCTTCGTCCAGAAGGGCGTCCATGATATCGCGTGGAACCTGGATAAACTCTGCATCCGAAGTCGGGATTGGTGCATTTGCTGCCACCACCAGCAGTACCGAAGTTGCGACGGTCGGCACAGGGCTCACCGCATATAGGTCTACCCCGGCCACGACGATCTGCGGGAAGGCCGCTGAGTCCGTCTGCCACCCAACGCTGAATCTGTCCGCCGAGGCAAAGGATGGTGTATCGACTGCAACTCCGGTGATGCGAGCCTTCAGAAGCCACGGTGCATTCTTCAGCATCGACAAGCCTTCTAGGTAACGCTTTCGGCAGTAGTCTGCCCGCTGGGCATCCTTGGCTTCCTCTTGGGCCGACAGCACGTCCGCGAGTGCTCCGAACAGGGGAACCCAGCTCCAGTCGTCAGGAAGACCAAGAGGGGTTGCTAGGGGAGTATTTGGTACCGCTTCCGCTTGCAGTGTGAGGATCTGTGATGTAGCTGGCACCGGCGTCATCGTGTCGAGCGACAGGACGAGCGGAGGGCCGGTGATGATGTCCCACCGAAGAGGAGAGCCTACCGTCTGAAGGTAGGACGGCGTGAAGACTCGGAAAGACTCTTTATCGCCACGCTGTAGAACCTGCGGCGATCCCAACCCAGATGCAGGAACATACCGGACCCGCAGAACATCCAAAGTGGTATCCGGGAGCTGCACCGAGTTCGTTCCGGGAGTGACCGGCAGCGTAATCTCCGTCAGATTCGTTGCCCCGATCTGGAGAGATTCATCCCTTCGTCCCTGAACTGCCTGCGCCAATGCCGCAATGCTGAACTGATTCGTCCCTGTCCATGTTCCGCCTGTTGCTGGCTCCATCAGCATGTATTCCATCAGCGTGTAAAGGCTCACGTCAGTCTGGGTCTGCTGACGCGGCGATCCCGCACCGTTGGCCTGGAACCAGTTCGTTGCGAATGGAGGAGTCACGTCGAAAGCGTAATCGGCCAACCAGTATTGCGTGTACGCGGAAAATATCCGCATCGCGTAGGCGAGATACTGCTGGATTTCAGCGGCACTCCATAGCGCCTGCTCGGGATCGCTTAGGCGCGTGGAAAGCTCTGTCTGGGCTTGCCCCCACGAAAGCCAACTGAATGCCGCCATCAGCAGTCCGTCCTTCCATGAATCAACATATCTAACTGCCTTATTGTCATGCTCTCTAGATAGCTACCCTTTTCGAGCGGCAGACCCATCTCTTCGGCCTTAGCAAGTATGGCTACCACCCTGTCAAGGGAATAGGCAAACTCGGGATCGCGAATGACGAATTGAACGTCTCCAGCCTCTCCGGGGTATCCCTTGCGGACGCCCATAATCACGCATTCTTCCGCGACACCCGCTTGCGAGCCGTCTTCTTCGCTGCTGATTTGATCTTGATGCCGGGGAACTTCCTATGCACCTTGCGGACGATCTGCGCCTTCTCTGCCGGGGAGGCATTATGCGATGCGCGAGACATAGCGGCACGGGCGTGCGCTTTATCGTTCACAGGATAGCGCCGCCCAGGGAGGGCGAAGTCTGATGCTGGGAGCTTATTCCTTGCTGCTGCCTTCAGTTTCGACATACGCCCTCCGATGGATTACTTCTCGCCCTGCATGAGGACGCAAACTGCATTTGTCGTGGGGTCAGTGTAGCACTGCTCTGGCGTGGCCGGATCTGGGCCGGGAACGCTGTACGGAACCGTTTCCAAGCACATCCGCTGCCGAAGTCCAGAGCAATACAGTTGGTTCTTTTCTTCGATGGCCGGAAGGAACGGAAGGAACTCGCGGACTGCAATGCTGATTTCTGTCTTCCAGTTGTAGTTGTAGTCGAGCAGGTTGAGGGCAGTACCGAGTTCCGTGTAAACCTGATCCGGGGTCACATCGCGGCGCGTCAACACCAGATTGCCGGGGTATCCGTAGATGTAATCCATCAGCAATCCAACGTGAACCCCAGATGCGCTCTCTGCCTTCATGCTCGGGAAGGTGGACTCCGCGGTAAGCCAAGGGGTCCACGGTAGCTTCCATACTGTAAGGACATGACTTGGCCCCTTTGCGATGTCCTCGATGATCTTGCTGATCTCTTCAGTTCCCCAGCAGTACACGGCGTCCCCAGGCTGCAGGGACGCGATAAACTGCGCCCTGCTCACCTTGGGTACCAACGTCGTTGCGAAGTCCATGTGAAGTGCCACGGTTACTCCTTACGCGGTTGCCAGCTTGGATTCCAGTTCCGCAGTCTTCGCAGCCTGCCCGAGCTGATAGGGCATCCATTCGGCATAACAGGATGAAGGGCGTTCCCCGTCCCCTTGAAATAGGAATACCGAAGTCTGGTTTCCAGCTGCTCCGTTCGCGTCAAACACCGCCAGATTCACGCAGGTATCTGACCATACGTGACAGATGATGGCTGCGAACGTACGTTCGTTGGAGCCACTATCAGGCTCAAATGGCGGATGGTACAAAACGACTCTTCCGATTGACGGTTTGATCATTATTTCCTCCTTACGTGGTTGGCGTGGTAGGGGTGAACGACTTCAGTGCTGCCGTCAGAGCGTTCACGAACGTCGTGACGCTGGTGGTATTGGCGGTTATGCCGTCAGTGGCGAGAAGCGGGATCAGTGTCGGCGCAACGGCCGCGACGACAGCGGCAGTCTGTGCCGCAGCTCCAGCGGTTGCGGATGCGCTTGCAGCAGCCACTCCAGCGGCCTGCGCGGTCGCAATGGCGCTGAGGGTAGCTTGCACGGCAGGAAGCAACGCCGGGGCGTAGGCTGCGATAAACGGCTCTGCGACGGTACCCGCCACTTCGACGACATTTTCCACGACCGGCTCTACCTTTGCGAAATCGGCCTTGATGTCGGTTCCGATCTTGTCCAGCCAAGTGATAACTGCATCTGCCATTTGATTCGTCTCCTCTGGTGCGGTTGGTTGCGGTTGAACTTCTACTTTTGAACTTGGCTCGGTGATGGCTGGCGCGAGTGCCACCATGCTACGAATGCTGTCCCGGCCGACGATACCAGAAGACGGTGCATACCCGCTCGGCTGAGATCCAGCCTCCCTGTCTGAATCTGCTCGAACACCGTGTCCCCAATCGCCCCGTAGAAAAGACCCGAGACGACTACGAAGGTTGGGTTTGACTTGAGTTTCTTCCATAGCTCGATCATGCCTCTTCCCCTAGCCGAGGTTTTCCGACGTGATGATGGTTGCCGGGGTCACATTTGCCCACCCACACACATTCGCGACATAGGCCGAAGAATTGTTCTCTACCGGTGGAGCAAAGCGATTCACGATCTGCTCCACCGTCGCCCCGAGATAACCAGCTACCAGTTTCCCATCCTCAAACTCTGCGGGTAAGCTCAACCAGTGGCGCAAGGCTTCCCACCCCGTCTCGGCATCCGGGAAGACAGCAAAGCGGGGATCACCGTGCGTGGCTCCAAATCGCTCGGACTCAGCACAGAAAACAAGATCGCCAGGATTATTGTTCCTTTGTGGACGGCTTCCTTCAACTTCGAATCCCTCTTCCCGTGCAATCGCCTGCAAAAATGTCATAATGCCTCATGGAACACATCGCCATTTTAGCAGATATCCTGCTTTTGATTGCAATCATCAAGGGCAATCTATGGGCTCGCTTATCTTGGCTTTCGATGCTCGCATTCTTGAGTGCAGCCGAGACTCCAGTGCTCTTCTGGTCCTTCCACCATCTGACTCAGACGGATTACTTCAGGCTGTTCTATGCCGTGGACCTGCTTACGATGGCTCTGACGCTTCTGTCTGCGATGCAGATTTGGGGAACCCGCTTGAGGCTGATATCAGCGTCTATGTGGGTGCTGCTGGTCGTGGACTGGATGGTGTGGTACTTCCTCGTGACCGGACAGAATCTTTATCGATGCCGTATGCAGGATTTCGAATCTATTGCTAATCTGGTTCTTGTAGTCATCTGGGAGGGCATCATCTTCCGATATGCCGCCTACGAAAGGAGAACCAATGGAATATCTTGATCCCGAGCCTCAGCCGGTCCCCGAGAGCGATGGCCCCACCGGCCCAACCCCACTGGATGGCCCCACCGGGCCTACGCCTCCGTAAACAGAACGGTCCCTTCGGGGGCCGTTTCTACTTGGTGGCGTGCAGGTATGTCATCACCGTAGCCAACATGCTTAGGCCACTGAACATCACCATGAGCCACATTGCCATATTTGCCGGGTTCTTCTCTCTCGATGCCAACTTGTCCTCCACCGTCGCTAAACGGGGCTCTATGCTGTGTCCGTTATCCGCGAAAATACGCCTCTGAAGATCCTTGATGTCGGCCTTTGCGACAGAAAACTCAGCGTCCAGAACTTCAATGTTTATCCCCGTCATTCGTCGTCCTCATCCTCTTCGTCTCCCCACCAAAGGCGGATCGCTTCGTCGTAGTCCTCTTCAAGAAGAAAATTATCATGGATGGCCGATTGTCCAACGGTCCAAACTTTGATAGTTCCCTTCTTGTCCCCGCGCTTGATCGATACGATCTTCTCTGCATCGAACGCCTGTTCCCCAAGTTCTATCAAGCGTGGCATCGTTATCCTCAGTATGGAGTCACAGAAAAGTTTATCAGGTCTCCCGTCACCGTCGTCCCGGAGAAAGTCGCCGTAGTGGTCGTCGAGCCGGTCTGCTTCAGAGTATCGGCAGGTGTGGTCAGATCGTTCGCAGTCACAAACCATCCATTAGGGGCGATATATCCAGAGGTCATCGTGACCGTGCATGTTCCTGTAGTGCCGGAGTGGAACTGTCCCGCCGCAGATCCGCCTACAGGGGACGTAAGCGAGCATCCAGTGATTGCAAGGGTTCCGGCAGTTCCGAGAGCAAAGTTGGACGTAGGATGGATATTTGTCGATCCATAAAGGCTAGGGAACTCGGTCGCCAAAGATAGATTGGTCCATGAGCTTCCGCAACTGATGCCATTGTTCCCCGAGGTTCCTGCCGTGATGAGGTTCGGCGAGCCCTGGGTAGCGCCGTCGTCACAGAGTACATTGGCTACTGATCCAGTATTTGTGAGTTGCGATTCAAAAAGGTTTAGCTTGCCACCGGCTGACATATCGACGTTAGCTTGACTATCTACCGTGTCCGAGAGTTCGGAGTGGCCCTTGATTGTGACCACGGAGCCTGCTCCAGCGCTGACGATGTTCGCGGATATCAAAGATCCGTCGAAGACCGCAGTGGAATTGTCGCCAACTGTTACCGTAGCCGCGCCGAAGACAGCCGAGAATTCAGTCCCGTGGAAGACGACGTTGCCGGTAATCGTAGTGTTTCCGAATATTCCCCCTCCCCAGAACCGTGAAGGGAGTGCTCCAGTGGCAAAGTCGAACTCGCCTCCGGTAAGGTATAGCTCGAAGGCAACAAGCGGTACCGTGGCCGTTTCTGCTCCCGAGGTGATGCTATAGACTGATTGGTTGCCGAAAATGGTGATTGCTGTAGGGGAAGTCGGCCATGTGAAGGCAGCCTCGGAATAGGTTCCACCACCTAAGAAGATGACCGTGTACTGGGTATTCTGGGTCATCGAGTTGAACGCGTCTGCCACGGTCAGGAACGGGCGATAGAGAGATCCGTCTGGAGTGCCACCGTAGGTCGATGCGTTGTTGATGAATATGGTAGTGGAAGGGTTGTCGAATGCAGAAATTACCTCGTCTGAGGTGGCGACAGTGCCTCCGGTAGCGGATGTAGCATAGACCAGTCCTGGAAACGGGAGAGTTGCGCCTCCGCCACCGCTGCCCGGCACACATGGTGCCCACTGAGCCCCGGACGCCGACTGACAGTAAAGAGCGTAGGCAACTGGCGTATAGGGTATCGCTCCAAACCCAGCAGCAGCAGTCCACGGATTCCATCCCTCTCCAGAGTTGATGTATGCTGCGATGGGGGTTGGCGCATATGGAACTTGAGGGAAACAGCGACCTCCTACCATCAGAAAGAAGCCAATCCAAAGACTAATCCACACCCTTCTATTGCCTTCTCTCATGTCATCCCTTTCTTGCAGTAGTGCAATGCCTATTTGACTCGAAGCCCCGTATCGGTCGCTCCAGAGGTCCCGCAGTCGCTGGCAACTATCGTCAGCGTTCCAACCGGGATAATTGTGCCCGCAACCGTGCATCGATAGACAACATTCGTACCGTTGCCTGGTGCTACGTTTCCAAGCACGGATAGATTTCCAGCGCTAGTCAACTGGGCAATAAGCGGACCAACTTCAGGTAAGCCATTCCAAAACCGATAGCCGTAAGTGGCTCCGCTTTCCATCCAGGCATTCCATCCCCCTACAGCATCGCCTGTAAATCCACCGCCTGAGGATGTCTTGATGCCAGCGCCTGCCCCAACGTTCATGTTTCCGCCGCTATCGATGCAATTTAGTGGCGCCATGTTTCCGGTATAGCTGAACGACGGAACGCCTTCGACGCACCATGCTCCGCCATCGGTGGTGTCAATCGATACATAGGGGTCAACGTGCGCATTCGATAAGTCCACAAGATATCCGCTGCTGGTACGTGCGTTCGCCGTCTGAGGCACGTCCATAGGAGCAATCACCGCAGGGTCCCCGGAGAAATTATTGATATTGCCTACGCCTGTCGCCACCGCATTCGATAGGTTGCTCTGGCAGTATCGCAGCGACCACGGGACATTTCCGTTATTCCCCGAGGTTATTGGGGCAGCTACGCCGACGAATCCAGCAGCATAAGTAATGGCGCTTCCGCAAAGATTGACGATGCCGCCACTGAGTACCTCACCAAGGGCGTAATTATAACTAGACTCACCGACAATATTGAAGTTTCCACCGCTGATTGTGCCTGCCGATTCAAGCATGACGGTATAGAAGCTTATTGCCGTGGCGGAAAGGGCTGCGGTCGTGGCTGCGGTTAGCGGGACCGTTGTGCTGCCAATCGTATAGGACTGGGCGACTACATCACCGCTAGGGATTCCAGCGGCAATGATAGCCTGACCCGGGAGGATTCCCGATGCGCTTGTTACAGTAATACTCGACGCCCCACTAGAGGCGGATGCGGTAGTAGATGCTTGCAGCCCATTGGAGTTGTACTGCACAGTGAGTCCGCGCATGTGGTAAAGTAGTGCGGTTGGTTGCACCAAAATTGCGGTCCCGACCGGGCTTCCAATGAGAGACATTTTCCCGTAGCCATAGGATGTGGTTCCACTGCCTGTAGGGGTGGCGAAGGTAACGCTAGATGAGCATCCCCCTATCTGAGCATCCAGCGACCATCGCTCAAACCAGCCATTGTTATTCTGAAACTGTATGCACGTACCAGAATTAGCTCCGGTCGATTGTAGGCCTCCAGGTCCAGCCACAGTAACATCAGAAATATCCAATTCTATGGCGCTGCCGATGTTCATACAGGTGGAGTTGGCGGCGGTGCAGTTCAATGTGAACCCACTTATTTTAGGTCCAGAGGATAGCGTAAAAGTACCCTCCTGCACATTAAGGAAGTTGGCCCCAGAGTAGTTGATGGTGACCATGTTCTTCCCATCTCCCTCAAGGCTCTGTGTGGGATAACTCATAAGCAGCGGCGTGCTGCTCGTCGAGGTGTAAGTGCCAGGATCCATCACGACGATGCAGGCATTTCCGCACGCTGTCCATGCCGCCTGAATCGACGTGATCGGATCGCCCATGCTGGGATTGACGTGGTAGAACACACTCGATGGATTCACGTCGCTTATCGTAACCGGAGAGATGTAATTGTTCGGGAAAATACCACCACTTAGAACAATGTCGTATCCTTTTCCAGCCAATGCGAAGAACTTCCACCCACCGGCATTTGAACTGAATGCACTGTTCGCCGTGAACGGGTTGGGAAGGGAGGTTCCCGTGCTGTTTGAATATATGGTAGCCAATGTCTCCGTCCCGGTGAGGTAGACGGTAACCGTACAGCTCGGAACGATGCCTTGCAGGTAGTTCGTTGATTGAAGACCAGATACAAATGCCTTATTTCCCCCTTCGTTGCAATATCCATTGATCGCACCATACTGTGCTTCGCAGGCGGGAACCAATCCGATAATCAACCAAAACAATAGCCATCTGAACTTTGTCATTATGTTCCTACCTGAGCGAGGATCGCTCCCGTTGCGGGGTTGAATGTTACCGGGGCAGGGCCAGCAGCAGCCCGGCTCAGCCTCGTATTGAAAATGTCGACGCGATCACGATCACGCAGGCGGGCATACTTCAATTCACGCTCGTACTGCGCCAAAGCTGCGCCGATGAGGAAGCGGTAGTCTGCCCCAGCACCACGAACCGATTGCGGGTCTTTGTTAGCCTCAGCCTGCTCGTAGCACCTCGCACGGGCCTTCGCCTTCACCATTGACTCAGGAATGGCTACAGGGAGCGTGTCCGATAGGTTCACGAGGTCTGCACCGAAGCGCAGGAACCAAACCTGATAGAGATACTGGTTCTGCGGGCCAGGCCAAATCTCGAAACGCTCCCATCCTGGAGTCGATGAACCGACCCGCTCATCCTGCCCGAGCGACATCACCCGATCCGGGTTAGCGAAGATCTGGCGCTGCGGGTCATCTCGCCCAACTGCCCGCCGATCCGCCCGAACGAACAGCCATCCCGAGTTGGCGATATCGAAGACTGTCAGGAAACGCGAGAAGTCCTTCACCGGAGCTACGATGTACGGCTGATAGATCCCATACTCCTGACCTGTCACCAGCGACGTGAACGAGGTGAGCGGATCAGAGAATGGCCGATTGAGCGTCAGCACTCCAAACTGGTTCAGGATAAACTGCGCCGGCGTTCCACCTTCTGCGAAGGTGATGTACGGCTGCATGTAGTTTGCTCCTATCGTCAGGATTGTCGGCGGTGCATTCACGGTACCGTCTGACTGCACGACAATCGAGGCTGTCGCTCCAGTTCCATTACCCGTATCGAGGATGTTCACCGTATACGTCCCAGGTGTCTGCCCAGAACCGGGTGTTGCCGTCGTTCCGTAGGCCACAGAGCCGTTCCCGCCATACGCGATGATGTCGTAGATGCTTCCGGCCCCAGAAGTGCCTCCTGAGCGAAACTGGCGCTGCGTTAGGACAGAACCATAGATCGATCCAATGCCAGGGGTGTTCCATGCCGTCGTTGCGTTCACGTCGCCCGTGATGTATGGAGATCCGAATTGGATAGTGACCGTTCCTGTGCTCAACATGCCAGGAACGGTGAACCCAGACTCAGCAAACTGGAAGCTCCATCCCCCGAGACGACGAACGTCCTGCCATGCCTCATTGATCAACGTGCGAGCGTAGGCAGCATCCATATTGGGAACGCTTCCCTGCAGCTCATACACCATGTTTTCGAGAGCCATGAAGTCTCCACAAACAGAAAGTGCCGCCCACAAGAGCGGCACCTGTATTGCCGTTATGCCGCTACTACCCGCCGATAGCCATCAGACGAATCGTCTCGCCACTGAGGTTCGTTCCACTGGCAACTTGAGTAGCCGTCCCCGAGGGAAAGAAATCCATCGTAGGAGCAGCCGAGTACGTCACCGTCACAACGTCGCCAGCCAGTACCGGGAAGACGCCGAAAGTGTCTCCAGTGGTAATCGTCGTGCCCCCACGAGTGATCGTGATGACGGTAACGGTTCCACCCGTCACCGATACGGCTCCAGCAGCCGGGGCCGTGTAGGCGTAGGGAGAAGTCCCAGGAGTGATGGCAACAACAGTAGTGCTCGCTGCTGCCGAAGACCAGATGAGCGTCGCCTGACTGACGTGCGATCCGCCGCCCGAGGAAATCTTGGCCTTCACTTCATAGTTCCCACTCACAGTCTTTCCGAGGGGGACGATGAAGTCTATGTTCCGAAGCCCAAAGTTGATCGCCTTGACGACATCGCCGCCCGTACTCGGGGCAGACCACGGGGTATAGGAATTGGGGCCGGTGTGGTCCCCAATCCATGCTCCGTGCTTCCCGAATACGTCAACGTAACCACGTACCGCTTGATTCGCCATGACCTCTCCTTATTCCCCAAAGATCGGCTGGAACCGAGCGATGACCAAGCCCTGCAGCGTTGCGGTTGCAGCGTGGGTGTCAGCCACTCCAGCAGGATTGTTGACGGTCAGCGTCGTGGTCGTAGAAGCCGTGATGAGGAACGTGCCATTGTTCGCCGTCAGGTCAAATCCGGTCACCACTGCGTACTGCCCCGCAAAGGCATTCGACCCGCCACCGGTGATCGTGCCGGTAAGTACCTGCGAGCCCGCGCTCTGAGCTGCCGCCGCTGAAAGGGTCAGTGCGGCAGGCGTGGTGATCGCCGCTAGCGCGACGGCTACAATTCCTTCAAGGATTGCAGTCGTCGTGGGAGCAGCAGTTACCGCAACTGTGCCCGCAGCCGTCGAAGACAGTACGGTTCCAACAGCCACCGTCTGAGTATTCCCGACCATGAGCGAAGCGGTTCCCGCGTCCTGGACGATGGTGAAGTTGCCCGGAGTGACCGGACCGAGGAAGACGACCGGATCAGCGGCCAGAGTCAGCACCGTGGAGGCATCGGTCACAACATCGGGGCCATTCGCCACTGACTGCTGTGCGCCGACAGCACCGAAGTAGATGTTTGCTGCGACTGCGGTTGCGGCCACCTGCACAATGCGATACCAGCCCTCATGGCACTGCTGCGTCGCCGTCGAAAGCTGGTTCGCGTAATACTCGCTGACGTAGAATCGCTTTCCCTGTGCCGCTCCGGTCGAGATCTGAAGCCCGGTTACGGCCTCATTCGCAAGCGTCTGCGTGGGGAAATTGACTCCGGTAAGGTTCTGAGGGAGATATCCAACGAAATCAACCCTCGTATTCATGCTCTTGATTGCCATCGAAGTCTCCTGTTCCTAGCTCGCCGCGCCGTAGCCCAAGGTATTTTCCCTCGGCATAGTAAAATACATATTGATTCCGAGGTTGACGATGTACGAGTCCAGAGTGTTCGAGTTGTACACCTGATTGCGGCGCACGCCGAAGAAGAACTCGGGCTCGGTCGTCGGACGGTACTTGATCGAGCGACCCGAGTACAGGAACAGAGGCTCGCCAACGCTGACCTGCGTGCTTGCCGGGATTCCCGATAACGCGGTGGTCGTCGTGGGCGATACGAAGCTGTACGGTCCATTGCCGTCGGTACGGGTTCCGGCAGTGTCGGTTGCGTTCGATGTCTGCGAAATCTCAGGTGGCAGAGTCATTGCCCAGTTGCGGCCGGGAGCCAAGGTGTCGCCGTAAAGCATCGCACCCATAAAGCCAATTCCGGTGAAGCCAGGGCAGGTGTCTTCGACCTTCCACTCCACAAGGCGCTGCTGGCGCTGGAACATTGAGTAGATATAGCCAATGCCTTGCTGAGAGGTAATGCCGATCTTAGTGTCGCCTCCAAACTGGATGAGACGCATCATGTGAGCCGTCAGACCTTCGACAGTGAATGCACCAACCGAACCGTCCGGGTTTCCATACCAGTATGGCGTGGAATTCAGGGTGTTGGTCTGCGATCCGTTGCGGGCCTGATTGCCGTACATCTGGTACACGTTTCCGTACCAGCCAGGATCGTAGCCGTTATTCATGGCCTCATCGTCGCCATTGACGCGCTCGGTACCATCGTCGGTGATATAGCCGGCCACGGGAGACTGACCGTGATGGAACGAGTCCACCTCGACATCGGTATTGATCGCCTTGATGTGGAGCTGGGCGTACATGTCCACGAGATCAACCCGCTTCGCCGCGCCACGATTCTGCACCAGAAGCGAGAACGTCTCAAGGTTGTCGTACGTGCTGTACAGCCGCTCATCAAACGCGAGGTTGGCGATCTGCTGCCGGTGAACGATGTTGACCGTCGTACCGGGTACGTTCGCTCCACCCATCGGACGGTTGTAGATCGTCGGCTCGCGCATCAGAACGCCACCGTCGAACGGATTGACCGCGCCGATGGCACGGAGCCATGCTTGCTTCGGCGTATCGACGAAGAAGTTGTCGTAAGCAACTTCCATCATCAAATCGTCAAGCGTAGATGCCTGTAGGTCACTGCCATAAGTCGGATCGGCCACGATGTTGCTCCTTGATTACTGCAATCTGATGTTCTGAAACTTGTTGAGACGATCACTGTGAGCGGTACCCCGGTTCGGACCGCCGCCGATGTTCTGCTTCCAGGAATCCTTGCGGTCAGCGAGCTTCGCAATCGCATCGAACTTCGATGGCATCGGCGAACGAAGATCGGCATTCGATCCGTACTTGGCCGCAAGTTCCGCCTCGCGCACCTTGAACTTCTCTTCGACCTGTTGATTGATGAGGTCTTGCTGCTTCTTCGTCTCGCGCTCCGCGCGCTTCGCGGCGAACGAATACTTTTCCCGAGCAAAGTCGGTCAAAGACTTGCCACGCTTCTGCGCCTCGGCGAAGTCCTCTTCGATGCTCAGATAGGGGGCTCCGTGGAGGTCGGTGTACTCGTTCGAGAGTTTCGTGAGGGCAATCAGTGACGGGGCAGTATTCTTGCCCACCGTGGCGAACTGTTGCTCGACGTAATCTTTGGTGACGTATGCCGGATTTCCGGGGTTTTCGACAGGAGTTGTCTGAGCCCCAGACAGAAGAGCGTCAGGAACGTCATAACCCTGAGACTTCAGGCTCTGAAGATAGGTCTTGTAGCGGGCAGAATCCGATTCTGCCGTAGCTACCCGGCGATCAACATTCGCCAATGCCGGGGTTACCTTCTGCTCCCAGAAATCAGTTGCCTCTTGACGTTCACGCTGGGCTGCGCTCAAAGCATTACTGCCCTCTTCGTAGCGCGACAGTGCTGCCGTCATCGCCTTCGCCGACTGAGCATTGCCGACAATCGCCGTGATCTCTTCTTCGCCCAGTCCTTGTTCCGCCAAGAATGCTCGAATATCCACTGTTTCGCCTCAGTTATCAGATTTGCGGTGTTTGCTGTTGGGGCGCACTGCGCTGCTGAATCACCTTCATCGTCGCCATCCGCACCTGATTCTGAATCTCCCGAACCATAGGAGCCGCTTCTGGAAAGTCCTGGGCCAACTGTTGCGCAAGCATCGAAATGCGAGCGAACGTTGCCATGCCGCCACCGCCTGCCGAACCTTGATCCGGGGACGGCGACGCCCCCGTGGTTGCGCCGGAAGGCGGTCCCATCGGGGGCTGAGGCGTGATTACAGGAGTAGCCACCGGTTAGCGGCGCTTTCCGATGCGCTTGCGGCTGGACTTCTTGTGGAGGGACTTGCCCATTGCGTGCTCGGGGACGATGTGAGCCTTGCCGCTGTGCTTGCGCTTTCCGACCTTGTGACGCTTCATAGCTTCTTCTCCGTGTACTACAGGATTGGAAGCCATGTGGAGTTCGCTTGCGCGACCCTAACAGAATCTTTCCGCTTGATTTCAAGGAAAACACTAGCGAATAGTTTTGTCAACTATTACTCAACTTCTTTGATCTCCCCCTCGTGAATCGTCGGCTTCCCAACGAACTCGACTGACGTTATACCGCCGTTTCCTGGGAGGCTGATGACGATCTGTCCGGGGACGCGCTGCTGCTTTACGAACTGCACAACATCCGCTATGTCATCTTTGGACTGGAATCGATCGTGAACCTGAAGTGTTACCTTGCGAGTGAAATCGGGCATTCTCTCTCCTTGCTACGAGGTTGTAGTTGTCAGCCGTGGTCCTTCTGCGCTTCCTTTTGTCTTCGCTGCTGGCGGTTTTCGCCCAGAAGGCGGACGGCCCCCAGATCCCTTTGCGCCGCCGCCAGGTCCAGCCCCAGAAGGCTGCTGTGCGCCCTGCGGCATAAGCGATGCGCCTTCCTCCTTGAGCTTCGCGGCGAACTCCAGCTCCATTCTTTTGAAATCCTGCCACTGCTCAAGATCCGTCGAACCGTTTAGTGTTCCCCAGTTCTCAATCCCCATCGACTTCGCTACTCGCATGGGGCTGATTGCGAACCCGCTGCGGAATGCTTGCTGGTACATGAGCTTCTGCTGGGTCTGCGTGATTCCATGTATGCCGCCAGGAACGATCTGGGTACGGATGCTACGAGCGAAGTTCTTTGCCCTCTCCATGCGGCTGAACTGCGATGCCCCCTGTTGGTCCTCACCTTCCATATGAGAAGGAACAAGCGACGTAGGATCAAGGTCGAATGTCTCTGGAGTCACACCGTCCGGCCCAACGTAGGACATCACCCGAGCAGTGTCGAAATACTGGAGGATGTCGTACTTCACCATCTCCATCACGTCGGCCATCGGAGACTCCATCGACGATGAAATATCCCGAACGATCGGACCCTCCAGTTTCAGTAAATCGTCTGCTGAATCACCCGAAGACATCTTCATCTTCTGAAGCTGCGCCATTTGGTTCACACCAAGCTGGTCATCCTCGCTAGCCGCAAGGTACTTCAGCCACTCGAAGGGCTCTGATCCCACCTTCAATAGGCTCTCGGGTACCGCCGTCCGCAGTGCCTTGTCAACGTCGCCATCGACACCAAGGCGCTTCCGCATCTCCCACGGGTCAAACTCCTCTGCCGTAGCCGGGTTGATTGCGGTCTGGTCGTAGATCAGGGCTGGATCCATCTGCGCCTTGATCTTCATATCTACAGCACGCTCGGTGAACTGCCGTGTTCTCTCCGTATCCAGAACATCGCGGATAAGTGGGAATCCATATGACTCGGTGACCCAATCGTCTGCCTGGAAGCGCGGCGGGAACATTCCATGCCAATCCCATGCCGGACCATCGTAGAGCGGCACCTCAGCACCTGACCCCGTGATGATGAGACGCATATTTGGATACATCCGCGCATCGTCGAAGGTTGCCGGCCGCATGTACCGCTTGCCGCCACGCACATCGTTGGACGTAATGTCCATGCCGCGAGCCGGAACAACGTAGCTCCAACTTGCTCCGGGATCGCCCATTGGGATCGACCTGTCCGTCTGATTGATCGACAGGTCGCGCACGAGCGTATAGCGGATCTCACACAGTTGCTCCGACCAAGGAAGAGCATTATTCTCTCCCCGCAGAGCATCGATGAACGCCATGCGAGCCGAAACTGCATTCGCCTGTAGCCGCTTGCGTGATACCGGACGGAGCTTGTCCTGGAACTCGGGGAAGCGTGCATGAGCATCAGGTACGCTCATCATGCGGACAATCGTGCAGGCATAGCATCCCTGAATGTTGTTGTCCTGCGGCATCATGAAGGGAACGACATCGCGCGGCCCGTAGTCGTCGAAGCATAGTGCTGTGGAGTACGGATCGATGATCTTCTTGCGGCGATATACCGGCCATAGGAACCCGTTCCCCCCAAGTATCGTCCACTGCGTCATGCGCCGGAAACTGAGCGGAGCACGCGACTCGTACCAAACGCCCTTGGCCACCTTCGTAAACATCGCCAGCGCACCAGCATACGCTTTGTTGTCGCTCATCCATGCTTCGGGGTACCGAACGTCAGACAGTGCTGCTACCTGCTCACGGAAGATGCGCTTGAGGCGATTTGACGTGAGGTCAGAGCGGTTCTCATCTGCCTTCAGCATCTCCTTCCCGCGAATCAGGTTTTCGGCCTTGGCCATATCGGCCCAGAACGGCTGCGTCTGAAGGAAACGCTCGCCATCCTGCACAATGTCTTCAACCCATGCGGCACGCTTCTTGCCTGGGGCGAGACGGTCTGGTGGCTGCCACCGAGTATCAAAGTCTTTTCTAGGCACTGATTCCCTGCCTCTTCTTGCCAAAGTTGCGGAGCACCGATGTTGACTCGTCGGAGAGCTCTACATCGAGGGCTGTATTTCGGGTTGTGTGGTCGAATGTTGAGACGACCATCTTCATGAAGTCGTCTTCCCGCTTCTCCATCTTGTCTAGAATCTGCTGATTGATCGAGGCATCGTTCGCCGAGTGCGCCTGAGCGAGGCGGATCTTGCAGCGAACCTTCATCTGATCGATGAATGCTTTCTCGCGCAAGTGCTGGCCAATGCTCATCTGCTTCTTCTTCTCCCAGTTCTGAGCGCTGAGTTTGCGTGAAATTGCCTCAATCTCCCGAACTCCAACTGCCTCGCATCGCCTCCACTCAAGCGGATGTAGTCCGCATTGATGGGGGTGCATTCGCGTGTCGGGTGCAAGGATGATATCACCCTTCAAATTCGTGAAGTACGCCACCACATTATCCTTGTGGCGAATCTCATTCACCGGCTTCGACTTGATGATCAACGCTTCTTCCAATTTCCACCACCACCAACAACGATAGTCATCGCTGCTGGGCCTCTGTCAATGATTATGCCACTCTCTTTGGGACGGTCGTACCGTTTTTGTGCTCTGGACATCATTTCGTCGTGCTGATGAAGCGTAAAGTACGACATTCCAGCCCCCCAAACGCGGTCATCGTGCCTTCCAGATGCATGATCGACCCTCGTTTTGCCACTTGAGGTAACTTTCTGCTCCAATTCCTTCATTTCTTCCGCAAGCCACTTCGAGCGGACGATATACCATCCATTCTCAACTGCGTGCTGGAAGCGCGAGAGCAGCATTGGGCGGCTCCACTCGTTCGTATACCATCCAATACGCCCGTGTTTGCCTACCTTTTCATGGAATGTCTTGCGGTCGAATCCATGTCCCCACTCGTGCCAACGCTTGAATCCAAGTAGTCGCGTCTGGTGATATGGTAGGTCTCCGAACTTGCGCCGCATTTCAATGGCAATCTTTGGATGCGGTTTTTCCACCATCTTTACGCTATACAGACAGGCTATTGCCGCGATCCAGGCATAGAGTTCCGCGGTTGGGATGTCATCGGACGCGAACTCTGCAACCTGCTCATCCGGGAACTCATTCGTCCCATGACGGGTGACGCAAATGGTGGACCTATCGCCCCCAACACCAGTACCAGTATCCACGCCCATTGAGTAGTCAAACCCTTCACGCGCCTCCTCATAGATAAGAAGTTTCCCAAGCGGATCGAACTCACGCTCGGGTACAGGCTTCAGCGGAACCCACATCCATTCCACTTTGTCCTTCTTCGGCGTGATCCAATGACAGCGCAGCCGAGGTGGAGCGTCTTCCCCATACCAGATAACACCATCCTTGGGCTCTCGCTTATCCTCCACGCCATCCCCGGCAAGCATGTACACTCCGGTCTCCTCCATGAGGGCAACGGACTTATCCACGGCATCCAGAGCGTCCTCTGAGTACACCTTATCGCGCTCTCCCAAAAGGCTCTCGTAGTCGTCGCAGGGCATCTGCCTGTACCATGACTTTTCGACTCTGCGGCGCTTGTGGTCTTCATGGTTGAACTGCCAATACCACTGCTGTTCGATTGGCATTTTCCAGTCTTTTCCAATGACACGACTAAGCATTTCCGTATTGTGGACGTAAGCCTCTGCACGTCGTATATGCGAAACGGTGTCATCGTTAGGAGTGAACCCTTCTGGCATCGGGTACTTCTTCAGCCATGCTTCGCCAGGATAAAGCTCTGGCGTTGTATGCCACGGAAGGAACACGGGAAGGAACTTCGCCCCTCCATTCCAGTAATTGTCCCGGTTGGCGATCCATTGTTCTTTCCACCACCATGCGGAGCGGTGTCCAGCATCACCCGTAGACTCCAACAAGACGACAAGCTCTGGACCCTCGTGGAGTGCCTTGAATAGTCCCTCGTCGAGCTGCTGCACTGGTTTCGTGAACTGGCTCACCTCCGACAGGTGAACCATCGTCGGAGTCGAACCCTGTCCCATGCCGCCCATCATCGATCCGGGCTGCACCATGATGAGCGATCCGATGCGGTCGAACTCCAGCAATGCACGGTCGGAAGCCTTCTTTGCGCGTGTCTGGGTTGGAGGCAACCACGGAGGAAGCTGATCGATCGCCAGAGTCATCATCCCGAGCATGATCTGGGTCTTCTGGCCATCCGAAGATCCGATCTGGGAACTCACACCAGGAATGAACAGCGATCCCCATGTCATGATTCCCTCGATCATGGTAGAAATCCCAAGCTGGCGAGCCTTGAGGATCTGGACCATCTTGGACACGCCCATCGCGTCCAATTCCTGTAGCATCCGCCAGAGAATCCACTGCCCCTGCCGGAACGTGAAGCGAAGGATCCGGCTCTTGGCCTTGATGTAGTAGTAGCGAGTCAGGAAATAGCCGCATGAGCAGGCAACCATGGCACGCTCGTTCGCGATGAAGCGATGCTCTGCCTTCGTCAGCTTGCGGGCCATGAAGATGTTTCCCTTGCCATCCTCCTCAAATGCGGTCGAAAGCTCTTTGAGCCACATATTGACTTCATCCAAAGAATGTGGGCGAGGCCTCCAGCCAAATTCTTTTTCTAGGAGATCAATCTTCTCTTCGACCTTAGAATCCGCAAACACTATTCGACCTCTTCAGCATCGATAACTTCTGGATCTTTAGGGGCTTCGAGTCGTTTGGCATTCATGGCGCGGCTTGCACGCATAAGGAAGTCGTCGCAGGGCTCAAGGTCTCCACCGCTTCCATCTTCCTCGCTGTGACCCTGCGGGAGCGCCTGCTGCATCCCTGGATTGATCGTGATAGTCGAACCCTTGGGTACCGGCAGGAATCCACTCGCTTTGAACAGATGCTCGCGGTCAGCATGACCCTTTGCCTTCAGTGCTCCCCGGATTGTGACCGCAACAATCTTAGGTTGAGCCAGCGCGATCTGCGCTGAAATAGACTCCCGAGACTGAACCAGAAGGGCACCCTGAAATACCTCCCAAAGTCGACGCGAAGTTAGTCCTGCTCCCAATCCAAGTGCCTCGATACCTGCCAATGACCTCGTAGCTGGGGTGTTCTCATCCCAGATTGCTACGAAAGATTGAGATTCAGGTTGATCGTCCCAACGGAGAACTTCAACCATCTGCTCAATCTTGACTCCATTCTGCTTCAGTCGCGGAGCAAGCGTGGGCTGCTGCGCCAGAACTTCAGAATCCACGTCTAAGCGTCGAAGTATCTCCTCCCTTCGGTTTCGTGGACTTTTTGGCTTCGAGCTGCGCTCTGAGGCTTTCCCTTGTGCGGTCTTCTTCGTTGTACGTTGCGGTTCCGAGGACTGCCGGCCGCTTTTGGTACGGGAGCGGCTTGCAGAGTTCTTCTGCCATTCTTTCGACGGCGACGGCGATGCGTTCGAGGAGTTCGTTGTCACTCATTACCCCTTGTACTTCACTTTCTTGCGAATCTTGCCGCCTTTTCCGTCGCTGCTCTCAACCGTGAGCGGAATGTCGTGGGCAATGCGCTCATCGTTCGGATTCCCACTCTTGAATGTCTCTTTCGCCTGTTCCTCGATGACCTCTCCAGCAACCTTCATGTCGCCATCCTTGACTGATCCCCACGCCAGAGTAGTCTTGTCGATGGCCGCAGACTCAGCAACACGGCGAAGACGGATTGTGTGCGAGAACTCAATCTCGAAGGCTCCATACTCCTTTCCCCCGCAAAGCGGCGAGAGTCCGCCAAGGCGCTTTCGGAATTGCTCAACGGCGATCTCGATGATCTCACCGCTATCGAATGGCGTGGCTAAAGCTATTTCGGGCATTTAGTTCTCCTGTATTGAGAGTAGGTCTGACATTGGAACTGGCATACCCGAAGGCAAGAAGGCGATTCCTGACGACTGGCAAAGCTCAGCGAGCACTTTACGATTGTCGCGCTGGGGGCTTGCTCTGCCCTTCTCCCATGCTGTGCATGTCCCAGGCGAGATTCCCACGCGGGAAGAGAAGGTCTTCGAGTCCATTCCGAGAATTGCTCGGATTACTCGGATTCTCGCTGCATCATCGATAACCATCGCTTTTTACCTCCTTCTCCTAGATAGTCGAATGGCATCGGAAGCAAGTTCAGCTTTCTGGTTTTTATGTAGAAGGGATCGATATTCAGAGATTCGCACCATGAATCGTTTACCCCTTCTCCTAGAACCATGTCGATGCACTGTTCAGGCGTCATTGGCATCATTGTGGTGAATGTGATTGATCTACCTCTCCACGGCTTATATTTTGACTTGAACACAAATATGGTTACCGGATTTAGGACTGCTCCCATCCTTATGATGTGATCTGGATCCCTCAATGACCAAGAATGTTGTCCCTCCGGGAGGAGTTTTTTTATTACCATCCTTGCCTTTTTATCTATTGTCAAATCAATCCTCCGAGCAGATCCATCGCTCTCCTCTTTGCAAGCCCAAGTCGTTCATTGGCGGAAGCGTCTGGAGTCGAACCAGAATCACCTACTACAAGAGCCGGATTCGTCCCCACGGCCACTTCCTCGAAATTGGAGCCAAGACTCGGATTTGAACCGAGGACCGACTGCTTACGAGGCAGTTGCTCTACCACTGAGCTATCTCGGCTTGTTTCCACCACCAGTTTATCGCGCTTTTTCCTGCGAACTTCGCGGTTCCAGTTGGGATTCTGACAAGAAGGGCACTTTTTAGGCGCTTCCTTTCGCGAGATCCAATCGTTATCGCATCTGAGGCAGTGGCAATCCATTGGGTTCAATGTACTACAAAAGCGACGTGAAGGACAATGTTTATCGCTGGAGTTGTCCGGTACGAGACTATTCGACAGCCAAGACCTTGTAGCCATCAGGAGGTGCAGGGAGATTTCGCCAGTGGGTGACGCCAAGAATATTTCCACAGCCACCGCGAGGATTGCCAAACTTCAGCTTGTTGTCGAAGTCGATATAGCACTCCGCGTAAGTAACTCCCCAGTAGCCATTGCATATGACTTTTTGTCCGTGATTAGGAATGTTCTCCCCTACTGGAACCCATCGATCTACTTCTCTCCGTGCCTTTAGTTCTCTAGCCATGTCGCAGACATCATCGTTGTTCAACCTATGATTCATTCCTGGATCGGCAGCTTCTTGAAGCAGTTCGTTGCTAACCATAACCTCTCCCGTCGTATTTGATTTTGAATCTAAATGTTTTAGACGCACTACTGGTGGTGGTAGTACAAACTCCTACACGTTTCATTCGATTGTTCGTCTATATTCGACGATATCCGCGTCGGGCGACATAGCCTCTCGGTGTCGTTTTCCGCGCTCGGAAAGCCATTTCGCTCACTCCCCAGAACCCCCTCTCTGGACCTTGATGTGGATAGAGGCTAGCTGTACGGGAGGGATGATTGTTCTGCCGTCTGACTCCACCAGGCGTCGGCTCTTGGGATGGCTCCCTCAAGTCTGTATATTCCGCCTGGCCGGGGTATCAGAACAGCGTTCGTTCCATCCGACCACACCGTCCGTTCTTCACGGAAAGTGCTAGCAACCGAGACCCACACTTACCAGAAGTGCATTCCTGCACGCCTGATTTAGGTCCACGTTGGAACGCGGTGGTTTGCGCCTCTCGACCATACCGGGACGTAAGCTACGTCTACACTGGCCGCCTGCCTTTCGACAGGGAGTGTCGAGAAACGCGAATGCGATGACGATTTCTTCACGAATTGTGTGGGAAATTGTGGCATAGACTTGTTCTAGACAATTTACATTTGAACAAAGTTGATTTATTCTGTCAATAGGCGGGGTTGATGCCAAGCAATCCCCTCCTCCGCATACTTGATCTAGACAATCTGTAAACGGAGCGTCATCCCGCCAAAACTTCACCCAAAGCAGAGAGCATCAAGGCATGGACCCTCACCCGAGGGTCCGATTTTTTGCGTTTATCTCAATCTGAGAGATATGTGGCATGTCGGCAGCATATTGTCGGAAGTAGCCTACATACTGTGATTTTCGCTTGAACAGACGATGAATATCGTGCATCATACCTCACATGAACGAGAACGATAGATCGCCACCGAGGTATTGAAATGTCAGCCAAACAGAAGCCCCTTGCCGCCTCTCTGCTCTCATCTATGGATGGATGGGAAACGATCCCTGAATCTGAACAGGAACTCATCGAGACTGAGTTTGTATCGCTCTACGAGTCCCTCCGCTCGCTTACGGTGGCTCGCCTTGCTGTCGGAGAGCACCTGCACAATATACGAGAGGTTCTTGAGCCCAAACGCCTCTTCACGCGCTTCCTGAACTCCCAGACGACACTATCCAAGGCAACTGCCTACCGCTACATCGACCTCTATCTGGTCATGGTGGACCGACTGCCGGCACCTGTACTTGAGGTGGTGATGCAGCGTGGGGTAGATTCGATCAACATAAAGCGCCTGGACAAGACTCCTCCACCCAAGACGACATCCGTGGTCAAGATCAATGAGTGGGTGGATACGATTCAGCGCCGCGAGCCAAAGGAGGAGCGATCAGAAATCCCAGAGGAGATGAAGAGGGACTGCTACAACTATGTTCGCTCTCGGATCATGAGACTTCCATCATCGACGATGAAGCGGGCAGCATGGCTTAGGTCTCTCGTGAGCATGCTTGTGGCGGATCTTGGTGTCGCAGAGATGAAGACCATCGAGCCAGTTCCAGCCCCAGAAGGGTTTGCTGTGATCCGTGGACGACATAAGAAGATTGCAGCTTGAGGCAATGTATGGGATGATGGATTTGCCGCCAGCTCTGGCAGCCGCCTCCTAGCGAAGATGAGCCGACCGGATTTGAACACGGTCGGCTCTCTTGTTTCTACTTTCCATCCTCTCCAGCCATCTCCCATAGAAGACACGCTAGAAAGATGATGACCATCAGCAGTATGAAGTTTAGTAGTGAAACGTGGTAGTTGACGAGCATGATGACGAATACGATACCTGCGAACAATGCCATGACGCCTCCTAGACGCTACTCCTTTGTATTTTGGAAGGTAATAGTTTCCCTGATCGGACCTACCGATCCAGAAACCTTCAGACCCGCCACCTGACCAGCCAGAACGGCGAGCTGAGATTGTCCCTGTTTCACATCCTGCTGCTTCATGAACTCGAATCCCTTCGCCAGATTGATGCTCAGGTATTCGTTGACAGCGCGAGGGAATACAGGGCTCTCCTGCTTCGCCTGCGCCTCCAGGTAGTCGTGGTGCTCTTGGGTGAGGGAAACGACGACGCGAACCATGCCAGGTTTGGCAGGGCGGGTACGGGTAGACTTCTTCACTTGCTCGGACATTTCTTCTCCTTGTTGAGTGCTTGGTAAGCTTTTATAAACTCTTGGCTGGAAGCAGTGCGCTCCTTGCGCGCCTTGGCGATCTTTTTGCGGGCTCGGTCGCGCCTATTCATGGATGCTCCGATAGGAAGGATTCGATTTCGATCTGAATGTGCCTATCCCCAACGGGAAGATATGCGTAAAGAAAGGCTGACGCTTTCCCTAGCAACTCCCGCATCCGCTGGTTTTCGGCGCATACCTTATTGAACGCGTCCGCCATCACGTTCTGCTCATGAGCTTGCGAGCGCATATCTACATATCCGGACTTGTGTACAAGCTTACCTAAGTCGCTCATTTCGTCTCTCCTATAGCATCGAGGATGCGCTCGCGGGCGATGACTTCTACGATGCGCAGCATGTTTGCATCCTTTAGAAAATCTACCAACTCCGCAGCCTCTTTATAGGAGGAGTAGACGCCTTGATACAGTGCCGGAACGCGCTCCCAGACTCCAGATGCCCTCAGCAGAAACTCCACCCGATACGTCACCCTCGCCTCCTCCCGCAGCACTTCCAGTTCGGCCCGCAAGTGCTCAATCTCCTGCTTGCTCTCGTCATGGTTGATGCGCGCAGACTGCTGGAGCACAGCCAGTTCGGCCTCGGCTTTCTCGCGCATCCGTTGTTGGTAGACAGCGTTCCCCTCGGCGTTGTGTGCTCGCGTAACCTCCGTCTCCACCTGCGCGGTAAGGGTGGCGAACAGGGCGATGGCTTCGCGGAGTTGACGTTCGCGCACGCACAACGATAGGACCATTCCATCTCGGCTGATTCCCCGATACTTGCGCAAGTCTGCCTGCATAACTTCTACGTCGGATATAGTCGCATCCAGAGGCGGCAACTCCACTTCCTTACTCATCGCGATCTCCTCATTAGATAATCCGTGAACCACAACCACCCGATACAGATGCCTCCAAATACGGCACCAATCCAGAACGCTCTTTCGTTAGCCCCCATCTCTACCCTCCAGCTTCGCTTCAGTGCGGGCGATCCATGCATTGAATGCACTTGGCGTCGTCCATGCTACGCAGCTACCCTCTTCCTGCGTGTATCGAATTTCTCTATCGCTCGCGGCATAGATTGAACGCTTCACACGCCCTTTCCACACCTGCCCGGCTTCAAGCTTCGCCATCATTTCCTCCTAGAAGTTCCTATTGCACGGCGGGCAGCGATGCCCAGCACCCCATTCAACTACCTGCTTCGATTCGTGACACCAAGGGCATTCCGAACTCTTCGACTTCTCAGGAGCAGGCAACTTGAGCGTCCTGTCTTCACGAACTACCCCTTGAGACTTTTTGTGCTCTGACCAGTCATATCTCTTGCACCGTGGGCAGCACGACGGAGACTTTACCCTCGGATTCCAATCGAAGCTGCATTGATTACAGTGCGCCATGATCATAATTGTATTCCTATTCATCATAAAGGTCTAGTCATACGATTCAACTATTCAAACTCGTTTTTGGTCATCGCTTCGGCATTGTTTCTTCTATATCTTCCATCGTGAGATATTCCAGCTCCGGGACCGAGCGCTTCATCTTCAGCGCGTGTGCGGGTCCGCGATACATAATCCCTCCTGGGCTCAAATAAGCACCTAATGAATGCTTATTCCACCCAGCATCAAACAATTCGCGCTCCCAATCTTCGGGTTCTCCTTCTAGGATCATAGTTCACCTCTTCCAGTTCCACCGCTGTAGAGTTGCGTTTCGAGACGAATCAGCTTGGTGATATTGCATATCAGGCTGATCTTCCACCACTTCCCGACGAGCTTCAGTTTTAGGTGTGCGTCCCACATCATCCCTACCCTCCAGTGGTATCCGCATACAGCTTCGATATTTCATCAACCAGCGCCTTCGCCTCTTCCTTGTTCTTACATTCAGACAGGCGACGCAGGAACGAATTGCGCTCTGGTCCGTTCGGTATCGGAAGCTCAATTAGTCGCCACAATTCATATTCCTTCCAGCCTTCAGCATTTGAATATTCCGACCACGATCCATAGGCAGTCATTTCGGATATACCGTGGCGTCTAGGATGCGCTCGCGGGTAATGCGATCAATTTCCGCCGCGATCAATGCTCCCGCTTTGACGAGGTTGCGGATCGGGTCGTCTGATGGCTTCCACCATTCGATATCCCACGGCCAATCTAAACCAGCATCCGCGCCGCCTATCTCATCATTGCTGATGATCTCTAGGGCGCGTCCGGCATAGCATAGAGCAGCCCCGACCATCTCCCCCATAAAGTGCTCGTCATCGTGCTCAGGAGCCCAGCCCTCGCCGCTAATTTGGCGCTGTCGCTCCGCTCCAATCAATCCAGAACCCCCCTCCCTCAGCGCGGCGAGTTCGGAGTGTACCGCAGCATTCTGCTCTTCGAACGAAGCAGAATCCGAATCAGTGGTGAGTGAATCAGCCCACTCCCTATTGGACATGGAGACCGTCAATTGTCGCATCCAGGAGCGCAGCGCTGCTAGTTCAGATTGAAAGTGCTCAATCTCCTGCTTTCTCTCGTCGTGGTTGATGCGTGCAGACTGCTGGAGAGCCGCGAGTTCAGCCTCGGCCTTCTCCTCCCTATGGCGTTCGCATTCCATCCAATTCGAGAACTGAACGATTGCGCGCTCCCCCTCACGAGAAGTCGCCACCCGAATATAAACCCCGCCACAATTACGGCACTTCTGTTCGAGATTGTGCGGGTTCCCAATCCATCGGCAGTTTTCGCATTCATAGATGAATACGACGTCGGCCAACTTCTTGTCGGACTCCTCCACCTGCGCGGTCAGCGTGGCGAACAGGTGCTGCACCTCCGCGCCCGCAGCCGTGCATCTCATCACGTCAGCGGGATGCGACTGATCCGGCAACCCAATCTGGCGGCGAATTCCAGTGATGATATAGATTAGGATTTCCCTGTCGTTAGTCAGTTCGGCAATTTTGGCGAGGGATTCGCGTAGGGATGCTGATCTCTCTTGATATGCCAGCGCGTAATTATAGTATGCGCATTTCTCTTTAGCGCGCTCACTCAACGGTGGCAACTCCACTTCCTTACTCATCTCGGTCTCCTATTCTCGTATTCATATTGGTAATCTTACTATTATTCATCATAAAATGCAACCCTATTTTGACGGGTGTGAATTGGGGTCGAACAAGTCCAAGCCATCACGCCCTCCGCCCATCGGGACAACTAACCCGCTTCCGGTTGATCCGGCCAGCTGACAGCAGCCAATGGATGAGCATAGGAGCCCCGCCCTGAGATCGATGAGCCCTCCGGCATAGGTAATGCCCACAAATCCGCATCGACTCCACCACGGGGCAGATAATGCGAAATGCTTGAATGGTGTAGACATGTAGACACGTAGGAAGAGTGGGAGAGAGGGGGACAAGTAGCCCCTTCATCCACACCAACCGAATTGCTTTGATAATCATTAGAAATAGAGACGAATGCAGCGGATTGCATATTGACGCAGTGTGGGGCGTTGGATAGATTGAATGGTATTGGAGAGTCTATGAACGTATTTATAGGTATGGAAGAGAGTCAGGTGATACAGCAAGCGTTTGAAGCACGTGGACATGAGTCATGGTCTTGCGATCTGAAGCCTGCGAGGCTGAATCCTTCGAGGCATTTGCGGGGAGATGTGTTTGAGATGATCAAGCGGGAGCCGCGAGGGGGCTGGGATCTGGTTATCTTTCATCCTGTGTGCCGTCTGCTCTCTGTGTCTGGGCAGCACTGGAACGGCAAGCCGGGGCAGAGGACGCACGCGGAAGTGGAAGAGGCTGTTGCATTCTTCATGCGGTGTGTGGAGGAGGCGAAGAAGTATCCGAAGGCGATGATTGAGAATCCCATCAGCATCATGAGCACGCGATACCGGAAACCGGATCAGATCATTCAGCCGAATTGGTTCGGCGATGATGCGAGCAAGGCAACCTGCCTATGGCTATTCAACCTGGAGCCGTTGGCCATTGATCCGAACGAACAGTTTCCTCCGCGCATCGTGGAATGGAAAGGCAAGCTGGTGCAGCGTTGGGGCAATCATACGGATTCGGGACAGAACAGACTCGGACCAACCAAAGACCCAGAGGATCGGCGAGCTGCACGGGCCGTTACCTATCCGGGTCCGGCGAGAGCGTTCGCAGCGCAGTGGGGATGAGACGCCATAATCATCCGAAATAATAATGAAAATAGTTGTTGACGCTTATTGGCACATGGTATAGAGTCTCTATCAGGAGGCAAAACACTATGAACATCACACTCAGCAACATCTCTGATGCGGTTTCGAGTGCAGACGCGCACAAGGCTTATGCCGTGGCAATGGAGCTTGTAGGCAACAAGCGATTGGCTCGCAAGCACGATAAGCACGCGAAGGCTATCATGCGCGAGGTGATGGTGCTTACCGATCCTGGCGAATGCAATCTGTCAGACGACGAACTGCTCGCAGAGCTGGAAGCATAACCGCAGCCGGTTGCACCGGCAGAGGAGTGAATGACAGATGAGCGCCACAATCCAAAATTGCATCTGCCTTGAGCAGTGCCATTACGACTGCACAAACGAAGCATGCGCTTGCATACATCACGTTTGGAACTTTGAAGGCAATCGGAAGCCGGCCAAAGAGACGTTTCCCGAGTTTTGGAATGGATTTGGTAAGCGAATGATGGATGCGGGAGTTGCGGTCGAAACTATCGCCCAATGCGCTTGGAACGCAGCTAAGGCTGGGGAAACACCCGCATGATCGACCTATCCCAGATCCCCGACTCCGAGATTCTTTCCGTCGGGAATCATCCCAAGTAGAAACCGCAATATCTCAATATGAGACACATCGCTTTAGGAGGCGATAAGCAATGAATAACCTTGTCCATAAGACTTCTGCCGAACAACTCCTCGAAATCGTTCGGATGGCAAACACTGTAGCCGATAAATTTTCCCTACACCCGAAAGATGTCATAAGCGCCATGCTTGACGGAATCACGAAACCGGAACCGGAAAAGCGCATCTTCGTCTTCGGTTCCAACTTGGCGGGCAGACACGTGGGTGGCGCAGCTCGTTACGCGTACTTTGACCATGCCGCGGAGATGGGTGTCGGCGAGGGTTTGACCGGCAACAGCTACGCCCTTACCACTGTTGGCGAAGACTTCTGCGCGATGAGCTTGGAGGATGTGCGCGATCGCGTCACGCTGTTCCTAGGAATTGCTCGCTTCTTGGGTGACCGAGAATTCCAGGTAACGCGGATCGGATGCGGCATCGCGGGCTTCAAGGATTCTGAGATAGCGCCTATGTTTGCCGACGCTCCCTCCAACTGCCTATTCGACGAAGCGTGGAAGCCATTCCTTCCGTCTTCTTTCCGATTCTGGGGAACCTTCTAACTGCAAGCCTAACCACGTAAGGAGAACTCATGCAAACCTCGCTCATCATCCGCAACTCCAAAGCCGACGGAACATCGCGCAATGGATTCCAGTGGCCTTCATCTGGTCCGGTCGAGTGCCCTGATTGGGACCCAAACCCAATATGCGGAGGCGGCCTGCACGGCCTAGCCTGGGGAGACGGCGACTGGGAGCTTCTCAGTAGCGCTCGTGACGCGCTCTGGCAGGTGGTCGAAGTGCACAACGATTTCCTTGTCAAGATCGATGAGCAGAAGGTTAAGTTTCCGCGCGGCACGGTCGTCTACAGCGGCGGCATGGCTGGGGCAATCACGATGGTGCTCAACCATCAGGAACGCTTCAGAGAGATGATCGCCAAAATCACTGTGGATGCAGTTGTGGATGATAGGGCGTCCTCCGGCAACTCCAGCAAGGCGGCGTCCTCCGGCTCCTACAGCACGGCAGCCTCCTCCGGCGACTCCAGCAAGGCAGCGTCCTCCGGCTCCTACAGCACGGCAGCCTCCTCCGGCGACTACAGCACGGCGGCGTCCTCCGGCAACTCTAGCAAGGCGGCGTCCTCCGGCTCCTACAGCACGGCAGCCTCCTCCGGCGACTCCAGCAAGGCAGCGTCCTCCGGCTCCTACAGCACGGCAGCCTCCTCCGGCGACTACAGC